CTATCCATACCGCCTCAACGCCTCATCGACCTTCCCGAACAATGCCTCCGGTGCATTGTCGTTCGCGATGACAAGATCCTCATCGCCGCACCCACGCTCTGATTCGTGATGCCCTGGAATGCCGCCGCGTCCTACCAGCTTGTAGATGTCGCCGCCGAGCCGTCGGATTGCCTGCGCCTCGTTCGGGAAGCGGCAGTCGTCGACAACGACGCGGCCAGCCTGTGCCAGGATGTCTACAGCGCGCTCCCGCCATAGATTAATCCAGAAGCCGTCACCGATGCAGTTCCGGCCCCACTCCGTACCGAGCGTCTGCATCGCATGCCTTGGCGTCTTCCCTTGCAACAGAGTGCAGGCCTTCTCCTTGAGAGATCCTTCAATTTCCTCCTCAGTCAGGCCAATTAGCCGCATCATATCCTTAAGCGGCCCGGCGAACTTCACGAGCGTGTAGCCGTGCTGCTCGACGAGGTAGCGCGTGGCCGTGGACTTGCCGCTGCCAGCCTGGCCAGTGAAGGCGACGACCGGCGGGAGATTGTCGTTGGCAGGTTCGTACTTGCCGATTGCGGCGCCGAGCGCGTGCAGCTCGGTCGGAACGGCCGTGATGCAGCCGGGATCGTCGGAATGAATATCAATCAGCATTGAGCGCCTCCTCAATAATCTCTTCGTCGCAGAAGTTTTCTACGGCCAAATTTTGAAAGGTGGTCGCCGGGTCCGAAACCTCTACGGCTGCGGCAAGCGCCATACGCATCCGCTCCAGGTAACGACGCCGCTCACCTCTAGGCATCGACAGCCAAGGCCGTCGGTCGAACTCGGCCTCAGCCTTCGCCATAGCCAGCAAGATCTTGCTCATAGTGCCTCCTATAGTTTTCTCGCGGGCGTGCCGGGCTTCACCACCGGCCGGAACCGGCGGACGTTGAATGGCGGATCCTCATCGCCGAACTCAGGGCAGACGCCGCGGTTAATGCCTTCCAGCCTCACGCCGATGTAGTCGCCGTTGAGGTAGCTGGTGACCTGGCCGACCCATCGGGCCTTGTAGATCGTGCCCGCTGTGATGCCGAGGTACTGCTCGGCGTAGATGCCATCATCCACGCATACGATGTCGTCGCCGGGTTTGATGTTGGTCATGATATCCACCCGCCCTTATTCTCTTCGCACTTGGCGAACCATGTCTCCTGTACCTTTTGGGCGCGCCTTAGCTGCATCTTTCGCACGGTCTTGTCGAAGCCAAAGAGGAATAGAACCCATTCCCACTGAGTGAAATTGCTCACGACGCCCTCCCCAGCTTCGGCTCCTCGACGCCAAGTTCGGGCGGCTCGACGTAGACGATCGGCTTGCCAGCATTCAGAAAGCTTTCGAACTCGTACTTGAGGCCGACCGAATCCCACCAACCTCGCATCTCTAGAACGATGAGCGAGGACGCAGCGTCGATCAGAGGCTGGTCCTGATCCTTCCAGAAGTCCCACGTGCGCGGCAGCTCCTGATAGCGGGTTACGGCATGGCCGTGGGCAATCGGGCAGTAGATCCGCATGCCTCGCGCCATGAGCTTGCCGGCGCACTCTGTGACGACACGCGCCGCCTCATCCATTCCTGCGTCGTACTTGGCATATGGAGAGCCGAGATAGATGAAGCCTTGCAGCTTCGCCAGATCGTCCAGCGTGTGCAGCGGCTCGGTCTCCCTGTCACGTGCCGCCAGTTCCTTGGCGCTATACAGGTAGGGCTTGCCGCTGCCTGTAAGCCCACGGATGCTGGCCGGCACGTTGTCATTCGCGGCAACGTACTTGTCGAGCGGGCCGAATGTGGTTGTTACCAGATCTGCGGAAACGGTATAACCGGGCATCATGCGGCCTCCTTCTCGGCGATGATCTCAGCGCCGAGGATCACCATGCGGCGGCCTAGCTCGACGAGAGCGCGGCTGGCGCCGAGCAACTCGTGGTGCCGCTTGGTGGGTCGACCGAAGAAGGAGGCGGGCAAGCGCTCATGCTCCGATGCGATCTCCTCATGATATGCGTGCAGCAGTTTGTGCGCCTCTAGCAGGCCTTTATGCTTTGCAGCCTTGCTCATGCGGCCTCCCGCTGATCCGTGATGATGTTAGACGACAGCCGCTTCATGGTCTCTACGAGCGGACTGACAAAATCCACCTCGATACCATTCTGCCGGCCGAGTTCGATCACGTCAGAAAGAGCGCCCATGAATTCCTTCATCCGGGTCTCTTCCGGCGAAGGCAACTTCGCGATGAATGCTTCCATCTTGCGCAGGACATCGGCCGGGGTTTTGCCTTTTATCCACTCGTATTTTGAGCCATAGGAAGTCTTCTTGTCGTCCCAGCTGAGATAGGCTTGCAGTTCTTCATTGGCGACGATGTTGAATTTCGCCACAGGATTGCGCAGGCCCTTCGCCGACATAGCGGCCGGCATTGCGTCGACGCGCTTCTGCACGTCATTGATGGTTGCTGGCTTGCTCATCAAAACGCCTTCCCGCCAGCCTTGAGCCGGTTCTCGATCTTGTGGTCTTCGCGGTTGTCGTTGTAGGCCATCTTCTCGATGATCGCCCCGCCCAGGTCGTAGCCCATGAACGTTGCCAGGTCGCCGATGCGGATCATGGCGTCGGCAAGCTCGACCTCCATCATCTTCCGATGCGGCAGCTTGTCGTCGTCCATCTTCTTGCGAAAGCCTTCCATCGCCTCGCTGACCTCGGAGACGATGAGCATCAGCATCTCCGGCACGTTGCGATCCAGCGCTTTGCCGGTGGCAAGGTCTGTGTACCAGCCTGCCTTGCGGCTGCGGGCGTGGCAGTCGGCCGCAAAGATGTTGATAGCGGCGGCGTGGGTGTAGGCGGGTGCTGCGGATTGGGTGTTGTCGTTGGCTGCCTTTGTCAGGCGGTCACGTTCATAGGCTTGGTATTCTCTGTCCGTCTTAGCGTCAGGTATCATTCAAGTCTCCTCTGTGGTGGTAGTTGCCGCCGGATGGTGAGGCCGACGGCTTGGTGGTTAGATTGTGGTGAGTTTTTCGAGGAGCGCCTCGAACTCGGTCAAGTGAGCGTCTCGCGCCTTCATCTTCCCGTCGGCAACTTCTTGCGCGTTCCGGTCGAACTTCCTACTCACCATCCAGGCGAGTGTTTCCATCTCCCAATCGCTGAGCTCGACGGTCTTCATGCCGCTTCCTTCACGGGCGCATTGTCGTTGGCCGCCGCATAGCGCCCTGCAACCATCTCCGGCGTCATCACGCTCCGGCCGACTTCGCCAGCCTGCTTGTGGTAGAAGATGACCTTGGCGGATCGACCTGAGAGCCATCCGCCATTCGCTGCGTATGCGTCAGGCGCGGCGAGCGTCTCGTGTTGCTCCACCTTCATAAGGTTGGTGGTCTTCAATTCGTCGGAATGCCGATGACCAACGTGGGCGTAGCTGAAGCGCGTTCGGCCGTACGCCTCGCGGAATTTGCCGACGAAGACCGAATCGACGTTGCCAGTGCCACGGCGATGTCCGTGGTGGTAGAAGAGCGTGACTGCGCCATGCTCGATCATCGAGTAGGTGCCCGGGCTGGTGTCAACGCTGATGCGAGGCTCGTCCTCATAGAACGCCGACAGCATCTCTCGCAGCCAGACCTCGCTTGAGGGGTCGTGGTTCGCATCCGCCATGATTATGTCGACCTGCTCGTGCTTCAAAAGCAGCATGCCGATGACGCGCCGGACAATCCGGATTGCGGCGCGGACCATCTTGGGATAGCGCGTATCGCCGTCGAGTAGGTGACCGTGCTCCGGCGTGACACTCTTGAATGAGTCGTAATGTAAAAAATCTCCGAGCTGCGCGAACACGGCGCGGCGAGCAGGCGGCGCTACTGAGATGGCAGACGCAAACCAATCCATGACGAGCTTTTCACCGATCGACAGGTCGTAGTCTCCTGCCCCGGTCTCTTCGTTCCAGGCAAGTGCGCCTAGGTGAGCGTCGGTAATGGTGTACTGGCAGAGCAGATCTTCCTCAAAGTAGATGGGTGCCGCCACCGGCTCGGCGCGAGGTATCTCCTCTTTGAACGCCTCGACCGCCGCGTGCATGGCGGAAAGCTGAGCGGCCGAATCCGTCGCAGTCTTGATCCACTTCGCGACTTCCCTGCCCTGCCCGTCAACGAGGGCCGAGACGCCTTTGATGAACTGGCCTTGCGGTAGCTCGAAAACCTCGCCCGGTGCCTTCGTCTGCTTAATCCAGGCGTCGCCCTGCTTGCTGGCGATCGACTTGATAGCGAAGCCCGGCAGGACCGGATCCGTACCGAGCTGGCCGCGCTCGGCTGCACGATGGATGTACTTGTGGGCCGTCCCGTAGCCGACCCCCATAAGCTTGGCGACGGCACGGATGCTGTTGTGCTCGGCGTAAAGTCTGCCGGCCTGTTCGATGTTCTCGGGTGGGATGGGATGGCTCAAGTGGTGGCCTCCTTGAGGGCGGCGTCGATGAGGCCAGACCAGACGCGATTGAACTTGTCGGGATACCCGTCGACACCGAGCGTGATGTTGCCGTCGCCACAGGAGAAGTCGTCGAAGTAGACGGAAATCTCGTTGGCAGCTTCGTGCAGGGCGGTAGATGGCTCCCGCATCGCTTCGAGGGCGGCGCGGGCGTGCGGCACGTAGTGCCTCCACCATTGGAAGCTGTTGTGCGATAGTTCGTCGGGATTTTTGCCGTCCTCGGTCGCGATAGCTCGCGCCGCCCGCTCAATCATGCTGGTCATTAAGTCTCCTATGGTGATGGTGATTGGTGGCCGCATTCGCGCGGCCCGGTAGTTAAGCAGTCCGCCCCAGTAGCGCGCACACCTCGTGCGACGGCACGACGAAACCGAACCCGATGAGCGAGGAAGAGAAGCCAAGCGGGACACTCATGACGCCGACGGTAATTCCGATTACATTCCCGTTGGCGTCGAACGTGCCGCCGCCACTCTGGCCCATGACAGTCGTGATGTCCGTGACGAACACGGACTTCCAGGGTCCAATCGACCGAGGCTCGCCCGCTATTTTGCCTGTTGCAGTGACGAACTCGACGGCAAGCGGATTGCCGATCGACGTGATGGCCTCGCCTTTCGCAGCGGTGCGGCAATCCAGGCTGACCGCCGGCAGCATCTCCGGCGACGTGCGCAGCAGTGCGATATCGTAGGTCTTGTTGATCCAGAGGACATCGGCCGGGCGCGTCTTGCCGTCCTTCGTTTTCAGCTCCACGGTCGCAGCATCTCCGGCGACGTGCGCAGCAGTAACGACAAATCCATTGCCGATGTGGACGCCAGAGCCGTGGCCGTTCTTAAGGATGACTTTGACCGTCGCCGTCTCGGTGGCTGGCGCGGCCATGTAAGTTTCGACGGATGCGGCGACCGTCGGTGCGCCGAAATATGCGGCGCTTGAGAGTGCGACTGCGAGGGCTGCGTATGCGATGCGTCTGAGATTCATAGCGACGGTCTCCTCTGTTGTGGTGATGGTGACCGGACGCTGGTGGTTACATTAGGCAGTGTCAAAAACAAAAAAGCGCCCTCCGCGGTTAGGCAGAGGGCGCGCCGGGTTGAACTGTTCGTGAGCAATTGGTAAAACAGAGGCTTGTTCTCGTGGGGACGAGCACGGCCGGAGTGTGCACGTAGTTGCTCCGGCCGTTTTTACTGGAACGTTATCCTCACACGCGCATTCTATGATAGTCACGAGGGCAATGTCCCCGTCCCCACACGCGCCCGAGTTCAACCTCCGTCGAGCTCAATTGCCCTCGTGACGCCCCTTCCCGAGCTGAGCATCACAGTCGCATCTTGACTCCTGCGCCAAATTAGAACAAAAAGAGAACTAAATGAAGAGGTGCACCTATGGCCAGCGAGAAGTTCATCGTCCTCCAATTCAAGAAGAACCGAGGCCAGATCGTGCCGGGCGAGATGAGGCAGGCCTCGAATGCGGTCTCCGCCGAGAAGATTGCTGCCGCTATGGCACCGCGCGTCATTGGCGTCGCGGCTTACTCGGTCATGGTCGACGAAGAGACCGGCGACATGGCATCGCCACGCCTGATATCGCAGCACGGCGAGACAACCGACATCGCGGCGTGAGCCTGACACGATTAGAGGATGGCGGCCGAGCTACGATCGGACATGAGAAAAAATCAAATCGCCTTCGACAACTGGTGGTCCTGCCTCGCGCCCAACGAGCAGGCAGCACTGGATAAAGTTGCAGCCCGAAAATTGTTCAACGCTGGCTTCCGCTACGGTGTAGACGCTAATAAGCGCAAATTCGTTTTTATGATCGGTCGCCGCCGTATCACCGTAACGGCATCGAGCCGCGAAGCCGCTAAAAGGAGGGCAGAACAGGCCTTTAAGAAAAGGCTGGCTGCTGCTGGCAAGCCCCTACCCGCTGTAGGTTGGACGGCGCACCTAGCGTCCGAAGAGGCGACAGCGCGATGACACCGGTCACGCTCCGCGAATTCCGAGGCGAGGCCATCGAGATATCTTGCGCTCGATGCAACAAGCACGCAACCCTCGATCGCAAAGCGCTCGTAAAGAAGTTCGGGGCGAAGATGAAGTTTGTTCAGTTAAGCCGCGTGCTGTCGATCGGATGCGAGAGACACGGAACTGGCCAATGTGAAGCGAGTTTTCCCGGTCTAATGAAGTGAAGCTCACCGTCGTCGAGAACTGATGAGGCCTTTGTGTGTAATCTCTACAACGTTACGACCAACCAGGAAGCCCTGCGCGCGCTGACGAAGGCGCTCCGCGACAACCTCGGCAATCTTGAGCCGACACTCGATATTTTCCCCGACAGGCCAGCGCCCGTGGTGCGCAACACCGATGACGGGCGCGAAATGACGCGCCTGACCTGGGGCATGCCGACGCCGCCGAGCATCCTTCAGGGCAAGCCTGACACGGGAGTGACAAATATCCGCAATATCGCCTCGCCGCACTGGCGCCGCTGGCTCGGCCCACAGAACCGGTGCATCGTGCCGTGGACTACATTCTGCGAATACGAGGACACCAAGCCAAAGAAGACCAAGCGCTGGTTCGCGATCAATGAGGATCGCCCGCTTGCCTTCTTCGCTGGCATCTGGACGGGGTGGAATGGCACGCGCGGGTCGATGAAGACGCCGCGCGGGGGTGAGCACCAGTTATTCGGCTTCCTCACGTGCGACCCAAATGCCGTGGTGAAGCCGATCCATCCGAAAGCAATGCCAGTCATTCTAACGACCGAGGAAGAATTAGAGGTATGGATGAAGGCGCCTTGGGAGGAAGCGAGCAGTCTGCAACGGCCGCTGCCCGACAACGAGCTCATCCTCCTGCCCGTCGAGGAGCAGCAGGGCAGTCTTTTATGAGTGATGAGAGCCGAACCGCGCGCCTCAATGGCGTGTGACGTGGCCCGTCGAGCTCCGACAATATCTACGATTGATTTGATTGCCTCATCGCTTTGTGACAGTTAGATGACACGAAACTTTACCAGATCTGAGGTGATCCCATGCATTCATTCAATTTCGCGTCCCTATCGCTCGATGAGCTCAAGGAGGTAAAACTGGATCTGGACAAGCATATAGCTGATCAGGTCGCCGTCAAACGAGCCGCTCTCCTGAAGGAATTAAGAGAACTCGAGGAAATCGGCACTAAAAGCGAGCCACGAGCGAAAACCAGTCACAAAACCTATATTGGACCCAACGGCAAAACCTGGAAAGGCCGGGGTCCCAAGCCAGCTTGGCTTAGAGAATTCGAGGAAAAGGGCGGGAATTTGGCCGAGCTCATAATATAGACGCCGCCGCTTTTGCTGGCTTCCTCAGATCTCGGCTATCGGATGCGATTAATACGAGTAAAACGTTTGCGAGACATGGGTTTCGCCAGATTGGAAGAAAGCCTGGCAATCATCCAGTATTGCGCCGAGCATCAGCCCGGACTCTGCCGTAGCTTCCTTGGGACGCTGAGGCGCGGCTGGCAGCTGCCGAGATCGCGGATATGCTGAAGTAGCACCCTGTGATTATTCGTTCGTTGTTTTTACAACACTCACCTCCATTGCATTTCGAGCTTTCCTTCCCCATACGCTATCTAAAAGCTAGCAAGTTTGGTCGCTGCGGTTTGAACGGAATTGCCCATGAGTTTAGAAACATCAGCCATCAAAACCACTATCATAAACCTCTCTCGGGCAACTGGCCCTGATCGCTCACTCGATGCAGAGATTGCAGCAATCCTGGGCTGGACATCTCAGCCCGAACAATACGAAGACAAGGAAACCGGACAGACCCTTGTCAGACACTTATGGTATAATGAGGAGCGCCAGCTCGATAAGGTTCCGCGCTTTACTTGGAACCTAGATGTGGCGATGGAGCTATTGGACCGAATGTCTCCCGACGCAGACGGCGGGTTTGGTTGGGAGCCCGGCGCGGCGTCAGCAAGCTTCGGAGGCCGCAAAGCCACAATGGCCAGCACTCCCACGATAGCTGTGTGCATGCAGGCCTTACTCGCTAGGCTTCGCCAGCTAGATGCTTTAGCAGCTTCCACTAACAGGTAATATGAAATGCAGAATGGACTGAATGGAATGCAAAGAACCGAACTCTCAGAGGTCTCCGCACATAAGGGAGCCGTGATCTTCCTTATGGATCGCTCGTACCTGCTTCCATTCAAGGTGATGATGCACTCTCTTCGTGATGCGATCGAAAACAGGCAGGAAGATTTGGTGGTTCTCACTGATGACGCAACGCTAGTTGCTGACCCCTTCTTGAACCGTATATGCGACAAAATCATCAAGATCGAAGACTCGCAACTGAAGCTGCTTAGGTCGATCGACCTTTCGTCTGTTCCTGACGAATTCAGACATCCAAAATATGGCGTTTACTGGTTCTTGAAGTTTCTAGTATTCGACAATTACGGATATGATTATCATCTCTACTTCGACACCGACATGCTGTGTCTCAACCGGTTCTTCAACTTCCGTGACATCTACGCGCCTGAGCAGCGGTTTTCGGCATCTCCTACCATTGGCAAATCAGCGCTAGGGATCCCTAAGAGCTCGCGTGGCGAGGCACACGATGACGCAGAACGCAGTAGAATTGTAGAGACGACAAAGCTAATTGCATCACGTAACTACCGCTCAAATAGGTCAATCAATTCCGGTGTGATGAGCATTCCAAAGAGATTGATTGGCGCCGATAGTGTGACAAGCTTGGTTCGTTTAGCGACTGAGAAATCATTCCGGCTGGAGCAAGAAGTCGTCCGCACTTGGGTTGCTGAGCTGGACCCTGAGCTTTTTACCTGTCTTCCAATATGGTACAATATGCCCGAGCTTCCGTTAAGGGCCAGTGGCTATACCAACTCGATTGAGCGACTTCTGCCGTATTCTTCGATCCTGCACTTCAACCTACACCCGAAACCTTGGAAGGGCGTAAGACAGGAAGACTGGGTTCATAGGATCTGGCATGATCACCGACAGCTGGCGGACAACTGGATCGAACGGATGAGCGAAGCGCCCAAATTTGCCGAACGTTTGGCGACCCGCTATAAGATCGCCAAACGCGTTGTCAGCTCACGTGGGACGCTCAGCTCTGGATCGGAATGAGTAACGGCTCTGTAGGAATTGTTGTTTAAATTTTCGAAACCCGACATGACCGGCGCTGCCACCGCCGTCGTTTACGCAGAAAAATTTCAGCTTTTTGTACATTGCTCTCGACTGGAACGCTCGATAGTTCGTGTGACGAACTATCATAGACTCATCGTTTGCTTCTACTGCGGATCCTTTGTTCAGAGCGAAGTGATGATATAAAAACGATGCAACGGAGAGATCATCAGCGGTTCTAAACTTGGCCGCTCGTGTGCGGTGCAATTGCTCAGGCCAAGCTGTTTCAATCTCGTCAAATACGGACTTTTTAAACGCGTAAGGTGCATGTCGGTGGACTTGCGTTGGCCTAATCAAAAAACTAGATGCGATAAGGTTGGCACCGTTGACTGCAGCGTATTGCCACTCCTCAGCCTCGCCTGCGGCGCATAACTCCTCAAGATAAGGAACTGCGCCGTATGGCTCTAATCGGCTGATCGATCGCCCGTATTTCGTGAAGAAATCAGATCTCTGCACAAAGTCCGCAAGGAAAAAATCATCGTTGAAGTACAAGAAATTCTCTGACAGACCCGGAATCTTGTGAAGAAATGTCTCGATTGCATGAGAGTTGAAAGTTGGCAGGTACTGAGCGGGAATCACATCTTCGTGCATGACCCACTTCACGCGTTCACTTGGAACAAACCATTCCGGCGGCTCGCAGTTAGATAGGATGTAAATTGTTGATACCCAGTGTGCATACGAATCGATCGACCGCAGGGAATACCTGAGCTCATCGGTCTGGTCGAACCGATCCTTATCCGCGGCAGGATGATGCGCGTGGATTTCATACAGTTCTCGCCATTTCTGGTCTGACGAATTTACCCACGTGTAGACAACGTCAATAGGCGAAGCTGGAATTATAGCCGCTTTGGAGCGCTGAGAAAGGCTTTCTCGCGACCGCCTCAACCTTTTCACTGGTGCTCGATCGCCTTGAGTGTGAAAGAAATTTGCTGACTGCTTCCACAACGCGACCGAATAGCGGTCGATCAAAGTGCCGCTGGAGTCTACGATGGCCAACTCAACTCGCCCAGAGGTTGTCGGCTTCTGGACGAACGATTTGAACCTACCTCGCGTTAGATCCTTCCACTCTTTCTGATCAGCTAGATAAATATAGACTTTCTGCCCTGCGGAATCAGCGAGCTTCAGCAGTGCTTCAAAGATGAATGGAAAAGAGGCGGCGGCGAGGTCGATGTCCCGAGCGTCCCCGGATGCAGGGGCCGTAATGTTAAGGTTTACGGCCTCCAACACGTCACCTGGCCCAGAGATCTGCCGTCCTTTGAACAATTTCTCGAAGACGCCTTCCCATGCCATAGCTTGCCGGGACGGAAGGATCATATGAGTAACAGGGTAGCGAGCGTTCAAGACGTCGCGCAATTTGACCGCGTAACGATCCAAAGATTTTTTGAGCACAAATGGTCCTATTTCGTAGTTGCAGTACTCTGACCAACTGAGGGTCGAAACTGCACATAAGTAGACTTGGCGCCGATGATCATCTGCTTGTGTTCGGCAGTCATCGCTTCCCAATGATCGAGTGCGTCGGAGCGTCGCTCGAAAAGCAGCGTTGTACCATCATAACGGGTAATACTCACCGTTTGAAAGAAAGATGAACTCGGCCGGAATAAGGCTCTGTAAAGTGTCCGAAATACGACCACTTCACAATCTCTTCCGAACGCAGCCCTAATGCGCTCGTAGTAGTCGGCATCTTCGCTTACGCTCTCATGTCGGAAATACCCTACCTTCTCAAGAACCTCCGCCCTCGGAAACATCATAGAAATGATACACTTCATCGTACGGCGGTCGTTGAGACGAATCGTACGCCCAGCATCGTTCGTTCGAACGTAGTTACAAGTCGCAAGCTTCTTGTTAGGAAACCGTTGCAAAGCACGGAATTGCATCTCTAGGCGGCTATTCACGCTCACATCGTCTCCGTCCTGGAATGCGATGTACTGCCCTCTAGCCATCGAAAGTCCGATATTACGGGACAGTCCTGTGCCAAGTTGAGCGTGATTCTCGACTATCTTGATCCGAGGATCTCTTTCAGCCATAGCGCGTATGACTTCTATGGAACGGTCATCGCTCGCGTCGTCGATAACGAGGACTTCAAGCGGCGGCATCGTTTGGCGCAGCATCGAGTTGATCGAGGCCTTGATCGTCGTCTCGTTATTTCGGGTCGCGATGATGACTGAAACGCATGGCTCGAAGTTACGACCGAAGCGGCGACGAATCATACGATATGGCCACAACGCCTCGTAGGCGATCTGCGGATCCGCAATAAGGTCAGAGAGCTTTCCTTTGAAATCCAGCCGTTCGTACCATCGCGAGACCGCAGGCCCTATCAATGGAATGTCCCTTAGGGTCTGCGGTGGATAACGCCTGAATTTGTGTAACACGTTCAATCTCTTCGATGTTCAGACGAGAGTGGTTGTACCAGCGGCGTCTTTGTGACACTTTTATGACGTTTATGTAACATCGACAAATGCAGCGCAAGTCGGAGAGGTAGAACAATTTTGATTAGGCAACGACCTGTGCTTGGTTCCGCACTGGTAGCGGTAGTTGCGACCCTTGGTGGGGTTGAAGCCCGAGCATGGAATTACCAAGGCCATCAGGTTGTCGCTGAGGTTGCGGAAAGCTATCTGAGTCCCGACGTCAGAGATCGGGTCGACGAGTTGTTGCGTTCCGAAGGCAAGACCAGGTTGGCTGATATTGCGACATGGGCGGATGAGATGCGTGACCTTGATCGGCCGAGGCAACCGTCTCATGCCATACGGCTCCCGTTGACCAACGAACACTACGTCCAAGAGCGGGACTGTCGGAACAAGAACTGCATCCTCGAAGCAATCAACGCTGATCTTGCGGCTCTCAAGGATGGAGAGAAAACGGTCGCCGCTCGGGTAGCAGCGCTCAAATATCTAACCCATTTCATTGGCGATCTACACCAGCCGTTGCATGCGAGTATCGACACGGGACAACAAAATGTTATTTTCGAAGGGAAAGAGATGACCTTGCACGGGGTATGGGATCGAGGCCTTATCCAGTGTCAAATCAACAACGTCCGAACATTGCTTGAAACAGCGCCACCCTTCGATCGAAATGACGTCAATGTTGTTTCGTGGGCGGAGGAGTCCCGATCCATCGCCCGAGACTTCATATTCCCGAACTTCAACAAGAACACAAATCAGCCTGTCGTCTTGGAAGAAACCTACTGCAAAAAGTTCAGTGGTATTGTCGTAAGCCAACTACAGAAGGCGGGTCGACGTTTGGCAAATCTTTTGAACGCCAACGTGGCAAAGCAAAAGTAAGAGTTTAAGATCGTGAAGTCGCTAGCAGAAATTATCCAGATCTTGCGCGAATGCAATGGGCCAAGTCGTCATGTCGACTTTCAGATAGCGCAGCACCTTGGCTGGAAAGAGAACTCTAACAGGGTTTCGCGTAGCGGAGACAGCAAGACAGTTTGGCTTAATCCTGAAACGGCTCAGCCCGGCAAGGTGCCTGCGTTCACTAAAGAGCTGCAGCATTCCTTTAGGCTTTTACAATATATTTGCCCAGAGTACGCTGGTGCCGCAATCCGCAAGGGGAAAACTGCTATTGTACAGGTCGAGCACTATGAGCCATCGGAGGCTACGACCTTACCTCTCGCTATGTGCCAGGCAGCGCTGTTGGTTCTAGCTGACAGGTCCTCTCAAAACCTCCACGCTACAGGTTCCAACTCCAGCAATTCAGCTGGTGATGTCTGGTGACGATAGCGAAGTTTCTAGGGAAATACTTGCGAGCCCTAGCGCGGCACAGTGATCCGGCTTGCGCCTTGTCGCATGCCGGATCTCCTGATTCTGCTAAGGTCGTTTATCGCCGCTACCCTTATACCACCTGTTCCAATTCACGCCCTTCCCACGTTCGCGAGGATCGAACCATTCCCCGCCGTACCTATCTAGGAAGGCCTGCGCAGCAGGTTTGGTGGCGAAGCAGTGGATATTGTAATGCTCGTCTTCGTAGAAAACGGTATGGCCTCGATCGCACCTGAGAAGGCGGTTCTTCTTGCAAAACTCAGCCTGCTCGAAACCGAGCTCGCCCCGCGACAAGGTCTCCCTCAGTGCAATCTGGTGGGGCCAACCTCGATCAATCTCACTAGCGGTGAGTTCGCCTTTTCTTCTACTCATGCTGCATTTGTTCACTATTTGTTCTAGGCGGTCAAGCGTGCGCCATACCTGAAATTTGCTAGGTAGACATGGATCAAATTGCTGGCACCATAGCCTCAGCTCTGCACGTAGTTATCGCGAAACGACAGAGCGGGGCGAAAGTCCTGGCGGCCGTCCGGCGTGGAAAACGGTATGACCGCCTACTTGGAACTTTTGGATAGTGGCCTAGTTGAGGAGCTGTCGCTGCCGCGCCCCAGTTTCCGTCCCTAAGACGTATCCCACGGCGCTGGCGGTGACGCCATTCAGGATGGAAACTCCCCAATTAGCCCGCTTCGAGCGGGCTTCTTTTTGTCGGCCGAAAACCCCGCATTGAAACAGGGGCGCTTAGTTGGCGGTTCTGCCCGTTCACACGAATTAATGGAAAAACTGGGGTACTGTACAGGAACTTCGACCCGCACTCGCGGTTGCTGGAAATATGAATGTCCGTCTGTTGCTTTTGCTACGCCACCTAAGCTCTAGATCCTTCAAAGAACCTCCAGCCGGTGTGGGTATGAAAACGATGATCGAAGCTCGGGATTGCGGTCTCATTGATTTCGACATGAACAGCAAACCGCTACGCGGTCGTCTTACACCTCTCGGTCTTGCGACCAGGAAAATAATTCCGCTCTCGCACTCTTGATCAGCGAGCAGCTACCATTCCGTCTGTTACCGTACTGACTGAAAAACGGGCTATCTTAATCATACCATTTGCTTACTTTATGCTCATCGTTGGCGATTAGGTTGCAGGCGCCGGCGGCTGAGGGTGCTAGATGCCCCCGCCTGCATAAAGACGGGAGGTGGTTACGTGTACCCCCTCAAATCTACTACGATAACAAGCGATTCCGCTCTCCGCGAGACACTGCTGAGATGGGCTAAGCACCTCGCCAGTTCCGAGGTGGACCAAATTGCGCTCGTGGAACGCACCATCGCTGTCGCACTCGAAGAACCAGATACTCTGCTCTCAAGTACCGTCGAGCGCGGCTTGATGATGCTGATGCTTCGCATCGTTTGCGATGATGCAGGAAATCCGCCTGTCGGCACGACACCGAAGGGATCGAGCGCCCCGGGCCCTTAGTTTAGACCGCCCCGGCATTCGATGTTAGGGCGGTGGGGGCTAAGGCTACGCCACTATGGTCAGAATGGCGAGCAAGTCGGTAGTGACCAGTGCTGCGAGAACATACGCCACGAACGCGCTCATCAACCTGCGTGAACGAGATGCGATCATATTCAAAAGGCTCTTGTTTCTCCAAGAACCCCAGCAAAGGTGAACACCTAGGGTGTCCGCTGATCGTTTGCCTGACAGCTTGAAACGAGAAAATTCGGGGTAGATCGAAGACGCGGGGAGAAGGGTTACAAAGTCCCTCCACTTCTCAGAGCTCGCGATGAAGAGGGATAGCGCGTGCGGCCCCGCTAGCAAAAGGACCTGCTTTTCACCGCCTTCCATTCGCTCGAAGGCACCCTCGACGAACTCAAGCCAGAACGGCAACTTAGGCTGAGATGCCATGAAGGCATTGCCAACCTTCCGCATCCCAATCCAATCATTGTGCTGCTCTTCCACGCCAAGAACAATCGTTGACCGGTGGAACGCCGGGTTCGGTTTTTTGAAAAACTTGTAGTCCGTGTCGACGTAAATCCCGCCCGCCTTATACAGGTAGAGGCATCTGGCGATGTCGGCCTTAATCACGCCCCGGCCAATTGAACGATAGGCTTCAACCCTGTGAGGCATGATTTCAGCGACAAGAGCTTCGTTTTCCTCGTCCCCCCAGAAGAGAAAGTCGTAATCGTTCAGGACGTTTCTGGCCCTCTTGATAACAACCTTTTCCTCTAGCGTAAGCGTGGCCGCAGTATGATGAATAATCTTAGGTATCATTAATATAGCCTCAGCAATACTAATCTAACGCAACCAATAATCGGTGGCCGTGTCAATTGGAGACTTCATCGGTAAGGTTGTTTTCACGGGAAGTCGTGCCGAGGCAGCGCCCGACGCTAGGGAGCAGGGTCAGCGCTTGCGCGATATTCCCTCTCGCAACGAACGTAACACTGCTTTCTGTATCGCTCGGATCGTGGCTTGCACACAACCTCACGATCATCCCCCTGAGACACGCAGTCGTTGACCATGAGATCGGCACCAAAGTCACAGGTATCCGACTTGCAGAACTTAGGCGATTCAGCGCGGGCCAAGCCACCTCCGGCGTAGACAATCAAGATGAGCCACAAGGCGCCATACTGCCGCATGCTCCCTCCCCAGATTGGAAGGAACATCATGACGCCGAGGAATCGGACGCGCATCACCCGCGCGGGTTAGGTCGACGTTAGGGCGGTGGGGCTAAGGCTGCAGATCGCCTAGTAGAATGTTGGAATTTTCGCGCGCCAGCCGCTTAGACGTTGTCTCGGTGATATGTCCGTTATCGAAATAGATCGGCTTGCCATCGAAAGTCATTGAGCAATCCATCGTGCAAATCTGGCTGAGTAGATCCACGAACTGAAAGCCTTGCTTGTAGGCCGCTTGCTTTACAAGCTCATTCACTTGAACAATTTCATCAAGGTTCTCTGGCCCGAGATAGCTATCGCGATTTCCGAAATACGACAAACGAGCGAGCCCACTTGGTAAGTTCATACGGGCGGCTGGCACAGGTCCGACTATCACGACGCGATGAGCAAGTGTCATATAGTCGGCAAATGCCCGGGCAATTTCCGAGGAGAAAGTGTCAACGTTTCGGCTCCAGTGGCCTACCCATGCTGCCTCAACAAGCAGCACGTCGACCGGATCTCTCTTCAATAACGCTGGCAGGTCTGCCTGGATCCGGCTGCAGATACCCCGTGCCTGCAGGAAGCCGCCCGACATACCCGGAACCGGCGGACACGAGTCAGCACCAACAAAGACGCCACTAACGCCCTTGTGTCTTGCTTCCTCTGAAAGACCGTCAGCGAGAGCGGCGGCGGTCGAATCGCCCCACAAGACAAGCCTAACCGGCCCTTGCGATCCGAGCCTGCACTTGCTGAACTCCAATGTCTCCGGTGCCTCGAAACCTAGGCAGTGTCGAAAATTGCCATTATCCTTTCCAGCTGCTTCTATAGCTTGCACCGCATCTGGGACGCGCTGGGGGAAGCCCACGGTAAATAATAACACAGCCGCTATCGCCGAAATGAAGCTGGCAGCGCCGGCAGTTGCCGCCGTCCTGCGTAAAGGCCCCTTATCGGACTTCTTGCGGAAGGGCTGCTCGATGAAGCGCCACGAAAGAAACCCTAGTCCAACGCTTGCTGCGACGATCGCAATCGTTACCGCAAACGGCTCGTCATGGACCCATATGTAACGGACGAAAACAATAATGGGCCAATGCACAAGGTAGATTGAATAGGATGCTTGCCCAAGCGCTCGCACTGGAGGCAAAGACAGCGCCCGACATGTCCAGCTCTCCGGGTTTCTTAAACCGCCCCAAATCAGTGCCCCCGCGCCCAGGCACGGAAGCAAAGCCGTGAACCCGGGGAATATCGTCTTTGACGTAAACACAACTGCGGCGAACACAATGGCGATGAGACCAGCGACGGAGACCGCAGATGACAATATTGCTCCAGGCAAAAGCCTCGTTGAGGTCATTGCGATGAATGAGCCTATAAGAAATTCCCAAGCGCGGAACGGCACCAGATAGAACGTCGGCGTGGGTTTATAAATTGCGCCCCAAACGCTTAGGACAAAACTTGCCACGAATACCACGACCAAAGCCGCCCAAAGAAGACCGTGGCGGTGCCTGAGCACCATCGTCAACAGAGGAAGTGCTAAATAAAACTGCCATTCGACGGCAAGTGTCCAAGTATGGAGGAATGGATTTGTCTCCAGCGTAGGAGAAAAATAGCTTGTTTGCTTCCAGAATACGAAATTCTGTAGCATGAACGGCGCTGCAAAAAGCGATCTCGCAGCTTGCGCCGCCTCATCCGGAAGAAGGATTACTGATGAGAGGATGCCGGCCACAACCATGGTAGCCAGATACGCTGGGAGAATTCGGCGACACCTTGCATACCAAAAGCTGCCGAACGAAAAGTTTTTCGAGAGGCAAATCCTAGTAATCAAAAATCCCGAAATCACGAAAAACACGTCAACGCCGACGTAGCCGCCCGTAAGAGTCGTATTACTTATGTGGAACCATAAGACTAAGACTACTGCCAAAGCACGAATGCCATCAACAAAGTCGAGGTAACGACCATCGCCCGCCGCGTGCAGCCGATTAGAAACAACCCTGGCGTCCACAAAAATCCCCAAAGTATCTGAAGAAAATATCACCAACTTAGTTACTTGTAGGCTTTGTATAGCGCAAGGCGGATTGGATGGATTTCTCAGCTATCCTTAATCCTGATAGGGGGGTGCTATGATGGTCGACGTGCAAAGTTCATTTTCTGTTCGTCTGCACGTCGAGCCAGTGAGACATAATGGTCTAACAGCTGCGGGGCTAAGCCGCCTTAGCCCATGAAGCCACAACGGCGACAGCACCAGCGCTGCCCGTCGCCTCAAGCACGGCACTGGCCGAGGTATTCTTGATGCCCAGGACGCTCAGCACGGTCGAGTTGGTAGCATAGAGGATTTCACCACTATCGACATTCACACGGCTTTCTTCCGCAGCATGGGCATGGAAGGTGGAGCTCGTCGTCGAGAACATCGCAGCGGTGGCGACGATACCACCCTCTCGCTTATCAACTTCGCTGTTCATAATCACGCTGTTGCCGATTGCGGAGATCGACCCGATCTTGAGCGGCGTTGGATTGATGCCGTACATCGGGACCGCTTTCACACCCCAACGAACCGGCGTCGTCCCAACGGCGGCAACAGCCAAGGTGCCAGCTGTTCCCGTAGGAATAGCTGCGATAAACAGGCCCATGAATGAGGCGCTGGGCGCGTCATAGGTGCTCTGGTGCAGATGGAGTTGCGTAAGCGGGATTGCCGCTCCACCGTCAGGCGTGAAGGTTGCCGTCAACGAAGTCAGGGCAGCAGTGGAGCGACCAGAGATGAAGAACGCGACGTATCTGTCAGAAGCCGCCGCATCGATCGCCAGAGAGGCGAAGGACGGCGTTGCCGTGTTTGTTGCCGTAACTGCACTTCCGACGATACCGAGCGTCGCATCTCCCGCAAGGTGAGCCCTCGACTTCACCTTCACCGTCATCTTGCCGACACGCTCGACTGCTGCAGCTGTGTCTGCTCCCTTGAACCCAAAGAACGGATACCAACGCTGCGTCATGTCGAAGTTGGTCATGAGGTTGCCGTTCGAAGATGTCATCTCCTGCAGCTCCGTACCACCTTCGCCTAGGATGTAAGCCCTGCCGCTGGTCGGGAACAGGCGAACGCCGACATGCTTCTTGGACGCGCCGGTCCCAAGTATGCTAGGGCCATAGCCGACGCCATAGTAGTAATCGGAGATGCTGGCTGCGATCGGCTGAGTGCCGCCGTCTACCGCCTGCAGCGCCATGGTGCCGTCAATGCCTTCGCCATTGCCTATGAAGATTGCGTCCGTCATCGCCGATCGAGCGGTCTTGCTGGTCGCAAAGCCGATATAGGGGACGCGGTACGCAGCAGCGGACGTGGTGATCCAGTCGTCGATGTAGATATCAACGTACTCAGTCACGGCAGGGTCAAAGCCGACATCTTCGAAGAGGTAATATTCCCCCTTCGTCGCCATCGTGCCATCAACCGTCACGGAAAGTCCGTTCGCGCTGAATGATGCGGCCGGCAACGTCGAGCCAACCTTCACCTCAGTCAGACCGACAGGCAACGACGACGCGCCGGCAAAGTTGAACGACTTCACAGTCACATCAGCATCAACCGGCTTGTGAGGCGCAGGAGAGCGGAACCAGGTATTCTGCGGGCTTCTGAGCGACGTCGACGAGAGCGCAGATACCTTCGCGTTAGCACTAGTGGCCGCGTCGTAGGTGATCAGGCGTTTGTCACCGAAGGTCATGACGCCGACCGTACCGACTTCGCCCTGGTCATAACCGCTCGTGCCGCGCGCGACTACCAACTGCGGCTTGCCGAGCATCGTCTTGCCGTCGCCATCGAGAAGAATCTCGTAGATATCGCCAGGGCGCGCATTCGAACCGGAGCCTTGTGCAGCGAACTCGACGAGAGCTGAATAGCCCTGCCGGGTCTGCCGAATGCTGCCCACATCAATTTCAATCGCAGCAGCAGCAAACCAGTTGCTGGTCTGCGTGAAAGGGTTGGATGGGCTAAAGCGGCCGTTCCACTTACTCAGCGCACCGAGGAAGACAGGCGTTCCGGCGACAGGGTCATCCCAGCCCCACATGCCCATCGTCGATCGGAACTGCCCACCGATGAGCGAATAGCCGACGTAGTTGTATGGGACGCGGTTGCGCGGGAAAGGATTCTCGGCCCACGTCATATAACCCTGATGACCATCCCCGATGGCCTCGGCCGTTGCGACCTGCATCAGCGGAACGTTTGGACCTGTCCAATTCACCCCGTCTACGGAGGTAGCGCGCAGGGTCGCTTGATTTCGCGCACCAGGAGCGCTGGTAAGCTGATATGTCATGACGAACGTAGAGCCGACCTTTCGAACACATGGCGTTTCGCACTGCCTGCCTACGCCGCCAGCGCCGGTATAGATCGGATTGGAGGCGGGCTTGCTCGCGATGTCGTCCAGCCAACCAGCCGTGACGGCTTCGTTATAAAGCTTCCAATTCGCCGGAACGGACGGATCAGCGACGCAGATATTGAGGTATATGCCACCGCTGCCCGTCGAGCCATTCAACGTGTCATCATGGTCTGACGAGAAATAGCTGAAGCAACGGTCTGGATATGCCGACGACGGAACGCGCAGGATATGGCGGGTCCAATAGTTGCCGTTGCCTGAGAGCATCTGCGACGGACGCGGCGCGATGGTGCCGAGCTTGGAAGCCGAATATGTCGAGCGCTGTATGGTCACGGCTGGGCTGATGACGGCCTCTTCCGGTCCATCTGGAGTGCCGGATGACAGGTTGCCCCCCACCGCCCTGTATTGGGGCGCGGCCCAAAGCAGTGAGGGCGCCAAGCGACGCCCTCAGGTTGAGACTAGACCTCATTATGCAGCCACCCACTGAACCTTGTCGCCAGCGTCGGCGAAAACATCGACGTCAGTATTGGCCGGGACGAAGATACGCGGGCCGGTCGTAGCGTTGGGCGCGGCGCCGATTGCGAAGTATGCGTCAGCCGAGGAGCGCAGTCGGAATACGGGCTGGCCGAGCGTGTCGTGAACAACCGGCGCGACGCCTGTGGTCGAGACGCCAGTGGCCGGCGCTTCCGACCAGGTGATCTTGCCGAGGATTGCCTGCGACTTCTCGCGACGGAACGAGCCGGCATAGCCAGCGACAATGTGGACGCCAGAAAAGGCCATGTGAATCTCCTTGAGGAATGGATTAGGCGCGCCAGCCGGCGGCCGTGTAGACGATGCGGCGGCTGGATCCGCCGAGGATCGCCGCGGTGAGACCGCCGACGAGGCCGGTCAAAGTGAGCGAGAAGACGCCCAGCGAGGTCGGGGCGTAGATCAGGTAGGAACAGCCGGGCCAGACGTTGACCGTCGAAGGCGTGATGGTCATCAGGCCGACTAGAGTAGACTGCAGTCTTATTTCTGGCGCCGTGAACAGCGGCAGGAGGGACATGGATCCGCTAGCCTGGCTACTGTCGATCGCGTAGTCGGTACGCTGCGGCCGCCAGTAATAGCTGTTGCCGTCGTACTCGCAGATCATGACGGTTCGAACAGCGCCGAAAACGTTGCTGATGCGGGCGTACATGCCAAGGTACGGCGCGCTCGCTGGGAAATTCGCGAGCAGGTTTTCGATGGTCTGGAACGTGCCGCCATTGATAAATGCCGGCACTTCCGTTTTCAGAGCGTAGGCGCTCAGGTTTGGCTGACGAGGTGCGATGATTGCCGGCATCGGTCAGCTCAACTTGTAGAGCGACATCGTGCCAGTGGTCTGCGCGGCGTTCGTCAGCGCGAATGGCAATAAAGACAGGCCGACCTCGACCGGGATTGTCACCGTGCCGCCACCTGCGAAGGTAAGCGTGGCGGTGCCTGCGGCAGAGCAGATGATAAGGACCGCCCTGCCCGACGTCGTGGCGCCGCTATAGGGCGCAACGTTGGTGTAGACTTCCCCGGCGGCATCGAGCGCGGCTCGGTCAGACGGCGTCATGGAAGTGGCGACAACCTCGGCATGCGTGCCGTCGCCCATATCCCGCATCATCCCAAGCAGCCCACTCAGTCTTGGAAACTTGGAATCTGCCATTAGCCACTCCGCGTGGTGCGCGCCTTGGGCTGACCTTCGACAACGCGGTCAATGCGCAGCGTCATGGCATCGACGGCGCTCTTCACGCCGCTGATTGCCTCCATGATCTGCTCGGTGCTCTCGCGGTGGCCGGCCTTGGAGACATACGTCTCGGCCACGTGGAGCTTGTGGGCGGCAAGCTCTTCTCGAGCTAGGCTGGCGAGTGCGGTCGCCGCCCCCGCCGCCTCTGCGCCTTCCCTGCGGACGCTGCCGAGCTTAGAGTCGACGTACTTCCAGAGGCCGAAGATAAAGCCGAAGACGGCGATGAAGAATCCGACCGCGGCCATGATTTCGGGGCCGGTCATTTATCACCCCTCAGCGCCTCGTCGCGATCCACGATATAGTTGCGGAGCGCCAGGTGCCGCCGGTAGCAGGCGAGCAGTGCAGCGCGGTCTGTGATCCACAGCTCTTCGACCTGGGCCTGCGTCAAAGGGCCATGCTCCAGCAGCACCGGCCTGTCGCATGCCTTAAGCAGCGCGCTGTCCGGCGCCACGATCGCCGGCGGTTTCACCGGTGCGACGTTAACGGACTTGGTTGATACGCTGCACGCTGCCAGCACCAAGGCTAGGCTTGTCAGCATCAGGACCTTGCCGAGCTTCACTGGCCAGCTTCCTTCTCAATTCGGTGTTGGCGGCCTGTTCGGCTTCGAGCTGCGCGATGGCTTCCGCCTCGCGCTTCTTCGCGGCGTTGTTCGCAATGGTCTGCCGGCGTTGTTCGTCGGCGTCTGCCTGGGCTGCGTCGCGGAGGATGGTGGCTATCTCAGCGTTCTTCACGAGGGTGGCGGCCTGATAGCCGTCGTCATAAATCCTGCCGTGGATCCACCACGCGCCGGCCATGAGCGTGAGCAGCAGGACGAAGATGGCGAGGGCCTTTGCTGCGGTCTTGTTTGCGAGGAGCGCGATCATGCCGACAGCCCCGACACGCAAAGCTCCGCCTCACCGATCCGCTGGGCGTCGCCCATCTCTCGGCGCTTCACAAGGCCGTTGACCACTCGGCCACCAGCCTTATTCCAAGCCGTTTGCGCTTCACACGCCGCGCGATATTGGCCGGCCTTGGCAAAGCGGGCAGCGGTCGAACCGCACATGCCGCCCACGCCGAAGTTGTAGGCGCCGGAAATCATTGAGGCCTGCACGCTCACCGGCATCTTGGTGAATCCGGCGATACATTTCGTCAGTGGCGTATAGTAGTCGGCCTTGATGCGCTCGATGAGCATGGCCTCGCACTGGGCGACCGTCTTGGTCATGCCAAGCTTCACGCCCTTGGTCTCGCCGTAGCAGATCGTCGGCACCTTCACGATGTCGAGATAGGCCCGAGTATGCAGGCCTTCCCACGGCTTGATGAGGTGGTCGACGGCAAGCGTCACTGACGCAGGCGTGCCGCCAGGCAGCAACGCGGCCGATCCGGCGAAGACAGCCGCCATCACCGCGGCAATCGCGCTCTTAGCCCGCCTCGACGGTAGGATCTTGTTGATTGGCATTCGCCTTTTCCTTTTCAGGTTGGGCAATGAGACGTGCACCCCAGGCACAGACCAGCAGCGCGATGGTGAGCCACCACGGAAGCCAGTCAGAGACAAAGGGAACGACGTTTAGGATGATGTCCGCTGCGGCAGCGATTTCAATCAGCCGCAGCGACCAGGCGCGGCGCGCGATGGCGCCGGCGTTCGGAAGGAGGTTCATTGCTAACCTCGACAAATGATTTTATGGAAGGCGGTCATGCGCTAACGTAAACGCGAAGACTGACTATGAAAAACAACTATGACTCGATAGCAGTTGTCATCAGCTGCATCACCATGGCGGGAATCCTCGCGGCCGTCGGTTGGATGGTCTTAGAGTTCAGCCTCTGGCTAGTAAGTTGGTCATAGCCATGCTCACCACATGGGAGGATATTCGCAGCTTTACGACTTCAGTTGTGCGAAAGTTGCTTACGGATACTGGACACCATCCATAGTCCAATGCTTCATTAGTCCCTCTGGGGAGGGAAAAATGAAAACATCAATACTTGGACTCGCATTTGTTGTTGCGGGCGTCTGTCATGTGCTGCCCTCAGATTGGTATCGGGCGGCACTGCTTATAATGTTTGGGGCGGGCCTGGTCTATTTCACAGAAGACTCGGACAAGCAGCCAAAGCGAAGTGCGGACGAAGAGCACGATCTCGACAGTGCTCTGACTGACGATTAACGCACAAGGTCACGCCGCGAAGTAGCTGCCACCGAGGATGAGCCGAAGACCCGCCTTACTCGCTAGGAACTGCGTTGTGCTGGCGCTTCTTTCGTGCCGTAAGCGCTCGTCGCCGGCGTCAACAGGGATGAAGTTACCGGCGCGGTGAAGGCCAGCGTCGAGGTTGGTTGCTGGCCGTTCTACGCCATCACGGTGGTTGTTGTTTTCTTCAGCTGTAAGCGTAATCAGACGGTGATCCCAAGATACTGCAAAGCCGCCTTAACTTGAGCCGACATCGCATCGACTTCAGCGTCGCTGATGTAGCGGTTGTAGATCGCCGTGAAGGCAACGTCGGCAAGGCCGGTGTACGCCGAACTAAACGAGCTTCCGATGCGAAGCTTGCCAGCGCCGACAACGCGGGCCTGGGTGGTGTAGTTGTTCGCAGCCGATGCGCCGGTTGTGAGGTTGTCAGCCTGCGTTCGGTCATTGCGCGTGCGCGTGGCAATGAGGTTCCATGCCGAAAGTGTAGCGGCAATATCACGACTTGCGGAAGTCACGGCCGAGGCTGATGCATCTGTGTAGCGCGATGCCGCGGACTTAATTACGGTCGGATCATTCGCCGAGTAGACGCTAACGCCTGCCGTTCCTGCGTTTCCACCACCCACAGCGCCAGCTCCGAAGTTGCTAACGAACATTGGGGAATGAGCGGGATCGGCCATCGTGTCGGTGCTTCGCCCGGCCATGATGATAGTCAATGCCTCGCTATCCGATACGTCAGTCTGGAAATAGCTGGCGTTACCGGTGAAGCGAAGATAGCCGCCCTGCACGGCTGGCGCCCCGGAAACGACGGCGTCTACGCCGCCAACCGCGAGGTTACGGCGGGATTCCATGCCTCTGTTGAAAAACCAGAGACCCCTCAGACCATTGCTAACTGCCGCGTCGAACCCGATGGAGAGAGCCGAGGCATCTCCCTCGTAGACCATGATGTCAGTGCTTGCCATTTGTGGCTCCTGTCGAGTTAAAGCGTTTCTTGAGCCGCAGCTCCAGCGGCCGCCGCAAGGACTTCCGCAACAGCCGCGATATTGTAGGGGCCGAGATGGACCGCATCAGAAAGCTCCGCAGTTTTGATGCCGATGTCCGAGGTCGAGCCGGCCGCAAGCTCGAAGCCAACCTCTTGCGAAGCCATCGCCCAGGTTGGGACTATCCGGATGCTGGCATTTGCCTGTGTTCTGACGAACCGGAGAAAACGCGTGAGAACCTCCACATACCGGCTGGACCAAAGCGCATCGCGTTCGCTTGAACGGGAAACCGGAGGGAACCACAGAACTATTTTGGTGGTTGGCTGCGCCGCCAGGATCTGACCGCACATGATGGTCAGGCCATCTAGGATGCCCGGACCAAGTTCCGACGACGAAAGATCACGAATATCGTTCGTTCCGAGGCCGATGAAGACGACGTTCGGCGCCGTGAGGGAGAAGCGGCTCAGGTAGAAGGCGTAGTCGAACACATACCCATTCCTGACGACCGAAGAACTATCCCCACCGGTGGCCGCGCGCAGGAACGGGTTCTGTGTCTGCTTCGACGTCTTGGCCGCAGCAAGATAGGAGGCCTCGGAACCGGGAGCGATAACCGTGGCGCGGTTGGTCACCGCGTAGGTGAAGTCTCCAAACTCCCAGCCTTCGCGGCCCTCGCCTAGTGGACCAGTAGCGTCATTGGCTCCCTGATCGACCCCGGCTCCGTTTAGCGTGCCAACGAAGTTAATCGTGTAGCCGCGCTGAGAAGCCCGAATGTTCATTCTGGCTGCCATCTGTCGATTTGTGATGCTATCGCCGATCATGAGCGCGCGGACGGTGTTGCCGCTCGAAGGGCTCACTGGAACGGAAATCGCATTGAGGGTTGTCGCGTTACGAGTGTCGGCCGTTACCTCGTCTAGACGCGTTTGCAGCGTAACCGTCTGCGAGCATTTGGCCAGATCGACGACAAGATCATCATCGCCTGTTCGGCTATAGCTGGCACGAATGCCACTAAGCGATGCCTCGCTATAGAGCGTAGCACGGATGCGAGACAGATCGCTGCGTTGCGTGAGAATGTTCCTTACGAACAGGTGCGTTTCATCGCCAACGAAACTCACAAGCGTGCCGCCGATCAATGGCTTGGCGTCAAACCCTTCATTAAGGTTCGAACCATGTGAAAGACCAGGCGCCCGAAGCTCCGTCTTGGTCAAAGAGAGGTATTTGAAGCCACGCCGATCGCGGATGTGAAATACTTCATCAGCACCCGAAGAACCCATCTCGAACCCCGCTGCGCTAAACCCACGGGACTTCACGTATCCGCGGTTGTCGATGTATGCCCAAATGAAGCCCAAAGCATCTTTGATCGCGACGGGAATGTTTTGCATACCCCGTGCGATAAGCGAGGAGCGCTCGTCGACCTCTTCGTCGATGTTTGCCTGAAGCGCTATAGGGTCGATGACATCGCCCGTCCGGATCCAGGCCGAGCCATTCCAGTAGTATTCGCCCTTGTCCGCGCCAGCAGTGACCTGACCAGGCTGGCCAGTTCTCGTACCAGATCCCAAACCGGCCTTTGTGGTAGCGCGGATAAGCCCAGCTGCAGCTCCGACGAGGGAGGTTTCTATAGTTGTGCCAACCTGACGGATTGTAGACTTGTTCGGTCTTGTCGGATTGGTTGATGGACCGTCTGGCCAAGCAGAATTAAAGGCGTCGCGAATTGCACCCATGCGATTCTCCATAAGCAACCGGCCCGACCAAAGGCCGGAACCGTTGCTCCAAAAGTGATTGATTGATCCGTCACCCGATACGGCGGCAGGACACGTTGTCGATCGAAGCTCCAGCGGACGCCGTTGCGTAGACGGCTACGTCGGTTGACGTTCCATTGGCAGTCATCGTTTCGCTGTAGGTGCCCGTGGCCATCCTCGTGATCCCATCCACGACTGTGGATCCGACAAAGCGAGGACGCACTCCACCAGTGCCGCTAATTGCCGTAATCGTGTAGGTGAACTCATATGACGCACCAGCAACAAGATCGGCTGGTTGTGATATCGCGCTTCCCGTTCCAGAAGCGTGCGCAGCTACGCCGCCGCCTATCGACCAGCCCGCGCCTTTCGACCAAACGCTATCCGACGAAAAGGCGCCATTGATGACGAGGTTTTGTCCAGGAACTGTCGAAATCACGTTGGCTGTGACCGACCAATCGCCGTAGCTACCGCCGCTCTCTTTGAAAGCGACCTGAACGTCTAGATTCTGGTTGCTAGGGACAACGTTGGTATTCAGATTAACAAACCCTCCGGAGGCCGAAGAGTCGGGAAATTCTTGAGATACCCAAGCTCCAGGCTGACCGTCGCCACGATCGGCAAGGCGATACCGGACGACAGGCGTGTAACTGTCTTCCTCCGGGTCGATGATGACGACGCGAACATAGACGCTCTGTCCACTCGCTCTAGCTTGAACCAGATTGATAACGGGGGTGAGAATGCCGACGACATTCGGCTTTGGCGGGACAGGAGGCTGCTGCCCCTCGTCTACCGCTGGGTTCCAAGCGTCGATGTTGTCGGGGTGCTTCACGAAGTCCATAGAGAAGCCGCCCTTGGAGGGCGCGAATACTGAACTTCGGTTCTCGATCAGCTTTCCGTTTAGGCGCGGCAGCCGCATAGGCGTTGCCAGCCTTACCCACCGGGCATAGACCGCATTGATGCCTGACGTGCGGACGTTGATCGTCCCTCTTGCCTTTTCCAGGACACGCAACCAGTCACGCTTGCCGAGCTGTCGGGCCTGCCGCCAGTCCTGGCACCACTGGTAGTTTGCCTCCTTGGGGAGAACCCTGCCCGATGTCAGCTGCCGATCGACGTCCTCGAAGAAGTCAGTGTCTGTCGTCGTGTAGTCTGTCGCGGGATAGGTGAACTTCGGAACGAGGCGATTGATTTCCTCGTCAAACGGCACGTCCTCTTGGATCTGATGGCCGACGATATCCGTATCCGACAGCGTCACGACGCGGCTCTCACGGAACTTACCGACCGTGAGGATACGGGCGCCGTCGCCACGGGCCACCAAGTGACCGTCGCAGGTTGCGAGGATAGCGTTCAGTCCGGATTTGGGACCGTTCTCTGTCGTATCGTAGCCGTTGCACTGGTAGCGCTTGTGAGTACCACCGCCGGCGTTCGGCACGTCCTCGTCGCAAATGTCGGCCTCCTCCTTCCACAAATCGAGGACGGGCAAGAGCGCCTTGCGGTAGTCGAGCCGGAAACCGAACTCATTGAAGCATAGATGCCAGGCGCAGATCACCGCGCTGTTTTGCGTCCACTTCCATGTAGCTGGATTAGTCGGGCTCTGCGTCGGGTCTCGGAAATCCCAGCATAGCGCATCGTCACTCTCGACTGACAGCATCGGGATGCCGTAAGGAAAGCGCTTTTGCTGGTTCTTGGCCTTGGTCGCAGACGCCCTGATGAAAAGAGATGCCTGACCGTCGCCGCGGTGGTTGTTGGTCCACAAGCCAGTCGACGAGAACCTAGACACCGCATCGGCGTAGGCCGTCTCTACCGGCAGCCCGAGGCGAGTTTCGATCCTGACGCTATCGCTCGCGTATCGTTTGCTGAGCCCATTGACGTAGCCGTCCGGCTTGACCGTCACTTCGTCGTCATGCAGCCAGAATCGATTGACGGACCTGATGCGATGGCCGCGAAGAGCCTGCACCATATAGGCAGTGACTTCGTTCTCGCTGGACTCGAAGAACATGAAGGCGCCGGCGCTGCGGTTTCTTCCGACGCCCCAGATACGGTACGGAATCGCCTGCTGTAGCGGAAACTTACCGTTCTCCGGCTTCGGTGGCTCCGGCATCATCATCGCCTGGATGCCGATGGTCAGGGCTGTCGTTGCGATTGCGGTCGAGAGACCTACAGCAACGTTGAGTGCCGTTCCGGTAAGACCGATGCCACTAAAAACAGCCGTAAATAGTGGCGTGAAAATCGGATCTCGGCGCGCGATCGGGTACATCACAGTCGTGCGACGGATCGCGTAGTCCCAGATCTCTCGCTGGAATGCCAGGTCGTAGCGGTGCGTATAAAAGCGCTCGTCTCTCACGGGGAATACCTCCACGCAGCGACGTGCTGCAGTGCCTTGGCCGACGCACCGCGCGGGCCGAGGACCGCCCAAAGCGGCCCGAAACGAATTGCTGAAACCTCGGCAAACTCGCCGCCGATTGGCGCGAGAACGACGCCGACGTCGCCGTCATGAGGCGCGTCAGTGCGAAGGAATTTGCGAGGGGAAAGGATCTGTTCGGCAAATCCGACGATGCCGCCTGCCTCGGCGAGAATGGCGTCGGCGCCCTCCTTCGAGGTGTAGCTGCCCCGGTAATTCAGGGCTGGGTCGAAGCCCCATCGACGGTTGATCCACGTCGCACAGAATGTCGTGCAGTCGTCGCCACCCACCCCGCCCCACCGAAACCGGTGAGGCAGGCTGAGGAACTCAAGAAGTTCCATCGATCACCTGAAGATTAGTAGCCGAGGCCCCACGAGGGCTGCACGCCGCGCCCGTAGCGGGAAGTGTTCTTGCAAAAGTCGTCGGTCGACGAGAGCGCCCGCTGCTGCGGCTGCGACCAGAGAGTGCGAGCGGGAATTGAACGCGTGGCCTCGCCGGTGACGACAGTCAAAGACAGCGTGATGCTAGGCGACTGGTCGCCCGTGGCGGTCGGAGAAGCCTCGCCAGTATGAGAAGCCGTTCCTTCCCAGATCGGGATGATGGCGCTCATCGGCTGGAAATATTGATCGAGCGTCGTGATGCCGAGCGTGACATTGGCACCGCGCACCGCAGGGATGCTGTCCATCGTCTTTGCCGCAGTCGCCGGATCGATTCCGGAGAGCGTGAACTCGACGCTGTCCGCCGTGCCGTTCACCAGCACCTCGAGCGTCGGCAGCCCAATGAGGCGCCCTCCTCCGAGGTAAACCGTGCCTTCTGGATCGATGCTGTCGAAGCCGGCGGGGATGTCGTTGACGCCAAACCAGATGTGCAGCGCCGGATCGGTATCGATCCGCAGGAATATCCCTAGCTGGTGACTTCCTTGCAGCTCGTCGATGATGTGGTCTGGAACCCAACCCATCAGAAGGCCTCGGAAAACTGGATGTTTTGCTGAATGGAGTAAAATGCCTCCGAAACAGATGGCAGCGTAAAGCCGGCCCTGAACTTTGCGGCGAAACGCGGCCGAGCAAACTCGACACGAGTGCCTGACGGCGTTGCCTCGCGCAGAGGGATCGAAAGAGCCAGTGTGTAAACCGGGTTCGTCTCGCTGGTGACATCCAGGACGTCCCAATACCGATATGCGCGCCAGCCTTTAGCGGTCTCGTGATAAATCGAGAACCAGTCCGACCAACGAAGCGGCCGTGAGAGGCCGTAGACCCGCATCTTGATGATGCCGGCGTTGAGCCCCGCCGACTGAACAAGCTCTCCGTAAACCGTGGCCTGGCTGTATCCTGATCCGTCGCTAAAGTAGGCGCCGTCGGAGTGCGGAATGCCGCCGATCGTCGGCCGCTTGCCAGCGAACGGACCCCACCAATCGGTGATGATCGGCACGTTGATGAAGCGGAAGCCGCCAGTCAGCCTTGCGCCGAGCCAGTTGATATATTCGAACTGCTCCGGCTCGGTGATCTTGCATTCCTCGTAAGTGGAGGAGAGAGCCCCTCCTCCACTCATCTGGATTTCGATCGTCTCGCCCGTCCCGCTGCGCCCGCCGTCAACCGATGAGCCCATCACGTCGACAGAGGTGCGTAGCGGAGCAAGAAAGTCCGCCTCAAGAGTCGGCAGATTCAGGAATTTGGCCATCCTCAGCCTTTCATCGAAGTGAACTTTTGCTGGTTTGAGCCGAAGCCCGATCGCTGCTGCGACTGGTTGTATTGGCCGAGACCGTCGCTCACGCCCTGTTGAACAAGCATCCGGACATGATCATCGCCATTGGCGCCGTCTATGCGGACCACTAAGACGCCGGGCTGTCCGTTGTCGTTGGCTGCCGCTCGCGGGGAGCGCAGTGCGGGTGCCGATGGAACCGACGCGGGCGTCACAAGACCGCCCTCAGCGAAGCGCCCAACCTGGCCGCTGTTGATGGCGCGCAGGAGTGCGAGGTGCTTCTTGGTAGCGCTGGCACGTACGACGAACTCGCCATTCGAAAGCATCGCAGGGATGCTGTCGCTGGTGCCCGTCCCGGGACCGCGGACATCGCCGCCATCGGCAAATAGGCCGACCATTGGCGTGTACTTGGCGATCTGCGCGGCACTCAACCCGCCTCCAAAGAGGCCGGAGAAAATACCGCCAAGCCCGCCGACGCCGCCGCCGCCGCTTGGGGCGGATGGGGCTGCCGGAAAGAAGCTTGTCGAAAGCTGGCCCAGTTGGCCAAGGCCCTGCGTTGCTGCGCCTGAACTATCGGCAAGCTTGCCGAGCGCATCGGCCGCGCTAGTAGCGCGCTTCACCTGAAGTTCGGATGCGTTGACCCAAGCATTGGTGACAGCGTTGCCCGAATTGCCCGATAGCATCTCAAGCTGCAGTTGCCCGCCGGCCATACGGGTCGATCCGGTTGCGAGGCCGACATGTCCGCCTGCCTGATCGGCACCAAGGCCGCGCGACTGCAAAAGCACGTCGCCGCGGAGAACCTGGCCGGGATCGACGGCCGAGCCCCAGTTCTGGAACGAGTTCGCGGTCAGCGAGCCAGAGCCCTTGACGCCGATTTGCTCGAGCGAAGAGTTGACGAAGGCCGCACACCAAGCGGTCTGTGCCGCATTGATGTCGACGCCGCCCTGTTTCAGGTAGGCGTTGATTGATCCCGCATTGCTACGCTCGTTGGCGCCGAGGAGCGCCGAGGCCTTGTCGACCGCGCCTCCGGCGCCTGCGCCCGCGGTCTTGCCGCCAAAAACGCTCGAAAGAAGTCCGCCACCCAAGGATGTGGCGCTGCTACCGATCGGCGAACCATTTCCGCCGCCAGTCATGATAGCTTTGAACAACTGACCAAGTACGTTCGACAGCTGCTTCTGCGCGGTATCCTTAAGCTCATTGAGGAAGACCTCGCCGAACGCCTTGCCGATATCGCCGCCGCTGTTCACGATGCCATTTGCTAGGCTGTCAGCGAATTGATCGATCGCCTCGTTCTGTCGCTCAAGCTGTTGCGACTGCCTGATCTGGCCAGCCTCCTGGCTGTTCATATCGGTCGGTAGGCCGTACTGCTTGAGCGTCGTATAGATCTGTTGATCCTGCGACGTCATCGAGTTGTAACGACGCTGCTCCAGCAGATCCTGCGACAGCTTGGCCTTGGCCAACTCGGCCGAATACTGCTTGTAGAGCGCGACTTTCTTCTCTAGCTCGGCGCGCTGCGCCTCACTGAGGGACCGGCCTTTGTCCTCGGCCTGCTGGAATAGATCCAGCGCGAACCGCGCGGTGTCTGCTTCGATACCGAACTTGCCGAGAAGGTCGATCTCCTGCTGCATCTGCGCGAGGCGATCGTCTGCCGACTTTTTCAGGTCGCGGTATGCATTGGCGGATCGCTGGGCGGCTGTCTCGGCTTTCTTGTCGGTAGGCAGTGCCTCAAGCTCGCGCAGGGGTCTACCCTGCGGTACAGGACCAACCTCCGGCGTCATGAAGCCGGGGTTTTGGATATTCTCGTCCCAAGGCTGAGCGTTGGTTTCCGGCTTGCCTGTCGCAGGATTATAACTGCGCCAGGTCGTTACCGGCAAATTGCGGCTAGCCGCATCGTTTACCTTGCCCACGTTCTCGGATGCCGACAGAGCGGATGTCGACAGCTCGTCAAACATCTTCTTCCAGTCGGCGAGAGCAGGAATACCCGAGCTGTTGATTGCTGCGGCAAGGGCATCCTGTACGCTCTTGACGTCTTGCGCCTCCAGCTTTCCATCTGCCGCAGACTTAGCGAACTGCTCAAAAGCGGACTGCAGCCGCTTGATGACCTCGTCTGCCTCCCCGGCAGATCGAAGGTCTTGAACGAGTGCGGAGACAGAAATGCGAGCATCTTCTAGCTGCTTCTTTGTGTCTTCGAGAGTCTTCTCGTTGATCAGGGCCACGCCAGCCTTAAGGTCGGCCGCATCCTGCGCCCGCGCCAATTGCTCGGCGTATTCCCTAAGCGCGGGGACCGCGTCGCCCCATTTGTCGGCGACCGACTGGATAAGCTGCGCTTGCTCCTTGAGCTTCTCCGACGCGCTATTGCTATCGGAAAGGACGCCGGAGAAGTAAGCTACGGCCGCCGCAGTCGCACCAATCGCCCCAATTGTGATAAGCGATATGGGATTGACCAACTGCATGAAGGCGCCAGCGACAGCTGGACCAATACGCTCGCCGCTCGCTCGAATGTCGTTGAAGACTTGCGCGACCTGCGGACCCTGCTGGAGGGCAACGGTATACCATGGCATGAATGCCGCAGTAGCGGCTACGTCGAAGCCCTGCGCAGCAAGGTTGGACGTGTTGAACGAATTTCCACGGCTCATTGTGACCGTGGCTTGCAGTGCCTGATTTCGACCCTTGATTGCCGCAGTCGATGCCAGGGCAGCCTGTCGTTCGCGCGAAATAGCCGTAGCCATCTCGTCAGCCGAGATCGCGCCTAGAGCATGCGCCCGCTTGATGTCTGCGACGGCCGACTTGTAGTTGTTGATCGTGTTGAACAGAGGCGAGTAGCGAGCACGAAGGCGCTCAAGCTCTTTGCCTTGGTCGGCGAGTGCGCCGGTCCATTCTTTAGCGGCGCTGGTTCCGATCCCAACCATGCCGTTGATGCGATTCTGTAGGCTGGTGGTCAGGGAGCTGTCGACCGAACGACCAACGTTGTCGAACTGCTTCTTGACCGATCCAGCAAGCGTGCCGAGATCTTGCTCGATGCGCTTGATGCTGCGGCGAAGTGTAGCTTGGTCGGTCGAAATGCTGATAATCAGGTCATCGGAGTTATCGACCGCCATGCGAGCATCCTAAAAAGAAGGCCCGCGTGGTGGCGGGCCTTGGAGGTGTGTGGTGAAACTATCGATAGGATTGGCGCTGCTAGTCAGCGCGACATCAACGTATGCGCAGGCGCTACCGCCTGTACCGAAGGACGACGATACGCATGCCGCCAAGGCACACGCATGCGCTGTGGCCATCAGTGAGGTCTACGGATGGCAGCTTGGTCCGGCAAAACGTCTCCGAGATTGGTGCCGCCAAAATGACTTCATCACATACAAACAGCAGCTCGAAGCTGAGAGGATGGTGCGCTAACCAAACCTAGCCAGCAGCGCGGCCATTTCGTTCTCGGTCGGCGCCGCAGTCGACTTCTCAGTCTCGCCGCCCTGTGCGTCGTTGTGGCCGTTAATGGCCTCAAAGAACTCAGTCATGGTCGACGACCAGAAGTCGGCAGGCCTCCACTTGAGGCCGCCGATCCCGATGCGCATCCATTGCCGCCAAGGGAATGGATCTTCTTTCGCTACGCCGCCTGACTGGCGGCTTCCGCGTTTCCCTCGTCTTCTCCATCGAAATGGTGAGCGAGGACGGCCATGAAGGCGATGCGACATGCACCGAAGTGCTTAAGCTTAAGCTTGTGAATTGCCTCGAGCGGCTTGCCCTTTACGGTCAGGAGCTCGATGCCGGCCACCGTAGCGGCCGCCTCCACGTCCGACAGACGGAGGAATAGGTCATTCAGCGACTTGCACTGCAGGCGCGTGGATACGGCCGACAGGCGGCCCATCTCTGCGGCAAGCACAAGCGGCACGTCGTCGACCCACAGCGATACCTCGCCGCGGGCCTCGTTGACGTCCAAGGGGAAAGGCTTCTCCTCTACAGCCATCGATTATGCCTCCGCCGTGAATTCAAGCGGCGCAGCGGCTTCGAACGTCGCGCTGAACTGAAGGTCGTTTTCCATATCGCCGGTTGCCTGGAAGTTCGTCACGAAGAACGAGCCTTCGAAGGTGCCGAGGCCTGGGACGATGACTTGAGCGTTGAAGACCGTCGCCTCGATGACGTGAACCATGAAGGCCTTCATGGCGACGCTCGATACGAACGTGCCGGAGCCCTGGAATGTGCGGCTGACAATGCCCGGCCGACCGGTCTTCTGGACCGCCTCACCGGGATTGGTGCAGCTTGGTTTGGTCGTGTCGACCGAATTCGCCGAGAGATCGAAGCTGCGATCCTTCAGGCCGCAAAGGTTAGAGAATACCTCTGGATCGAGGCCATTTCCGAGTTTGATGAGCAGCAGTCTGCCGAGCTGTTCGCCGAGCGCCATGAGATACTCCAGATGTAAGAGATGCGCCGGCTAGGCCAGCGGTTTGTGAACCGAGGCCACGAGTTCGATGACTGCGTGGCTCGTAAGGCCGTCAGCGTCGCGGAACGTCCGCGAGGTACGGCAAAGGATGGACACCAGCCGATAGGACGGCAGGGTCAGAGGCGCGAGATGAAGGCTTTCCTTCACCGCCGACGCGATGCGTTTGACTTCCGGATATCCGACTGCCTGCGACCATGCGTGCAGGGTCAGGTAGACCTTTTCACCGGTGACGCATTCGACGTCATCCTGGATGGACTGCGCCTCACCGATCGTCACGTAGGGGAACGTCACCGGTGACGGCGGCTGGTCGTAGACGCGCTTGCTGACGAGCGCCGTGAGCAGCACGTCAGCGCGAAGGCGCGTATTCACCGCGCCCTGTAGTTCAAGTTCGGCTGACATCGCTACCCTCTGCGGGCCTCGCGCACCGCCTTATTGACCGCAGCGAGAATCATCCGCCGAATTCTCGGCTTGGCTGCTCGGTAGGTCGGAAAGATGTGAGGCTGCGCCGGCATACCGGGGTGCATCTTGACCTGCGAAATGGTCGCCTGCTTTTTGCCCGCGACAGTTCCGCCGCCTTTTGTCGTGTAGTGCGGAGCCGTACCGAACTCGAGAAAGCGCCATATGAACTTGGCGAAGATGCCAGTGGCGCCGGGATCCTTGGTCGCTCGCGTGCCGACCTGCTCTTGGGCCGGACGGCTCGACAGTAAATCGCCGTCGATGCTCTCCATGTAGTCGAGCGTCGCTCCGGTTGGAGCGCGACTGCGAATCTCGTCGGCCAGCATGTCGGCGGCTTTGAGTTTCGCCTCGGCGGTGTACTTCTCGACGTTCGGCGCCAGCTGGTTAAGCCGGCGCATAAGAGCGTCGCGGCCGCGCAGCTCGGCGGTCATCATGCCGCTTCACCCTGCGTCGCCAGAATATCGATGGTGCGATTCTTCTGATCCATGTCGGCGACTGACGTGATGTTGAAAATTCGGAACGGATCGCGCTTGTCGACGATGCGCCAAGCCGTCGTGACGTCTCGCGCCGCGGCGCAGCTCGGAATGCGAACGACGTATGGCTGAGTGCCTGTGAGGCGCGCCGCGATAACGGGCTCGCTGCCCTTCATCGGAATGAGCTCGGCGGTAGTCTCGAAGACCGTGGCGAACGCGTCCGACTGTGGATTGCCGTACTCATCTTCTCCCTCGCCCCGCTTCTGCATCAGCAGACGCTGGCGTCGAGCGCCGGCACTCATGCGCGCCAGCCCCAGATCTTCCACGCGAAGTTCACTGCGGATGCCCAGCTTTCGCCGAGATCAGCGCCGATCTTCACGTCGAGCACGAATTGGTGCGCTGACTGAGCAAACTTGATCATTTCGGCCTCTTTGGTGCTGGGACTTTCGACGCAGCGCCTTTGGCGACGGCATCGTTGGCGCAATCGCGCGTCACGGAATAGCGACCGTCCTTGTGTGGGCCGCCGTCAGCCTTGTAGGCAATGCTCGTGCCCGGCGTGGCTTTCCAGACGTGGCGGCGTGTAAAGCGGACCCACATCAGGCACCTCGCCAGTTGCGATGAGGCATCAGAAGGGCCTTGGAAGCCATTGGCATCTCGACGAGTTTGCCGTCGCCAACTTCCTCACGATTTTCGAACCAGTGCCCGATCATCAGCAGAATTGCGTGCTTTATGCCCTTCGGCACATCGTCGTACCCAGCAGTGAAGGTGATGCGGATCACTTCCGGCTCGCAATCAGTAGATGGCCACGAAGAGCTGCGAGCTGGCTTGATGTAGCCCGGCTGTGTCGAGCCAACGCCGAAGACGCGGTAATCACTGATTTCGCCGTCGATGCCGTCTGATCCGATGAACTCCACCGTATCGACAGCCAGCAACGGGGCGAGAGGCAAGTGGAGCCTGCCCGACCGGCCGTTGTCGTCACTGCAAGGGAACCGATCCAGACTGAGCTGCCACGTCTGTGGAGCGATTGCCCTTCCGAGCCAGCCATCTGCTCCATCGATCATTCCGACGGCAGTATCGACGAGGGCTTCGATATAATCGTCCTCGTCGTCATGAAGAACACGGAGATGTGTCTTTGCTTCGGCCAGCGACACCACAGGCGCCGCCGGTGGCGTCACTAGCTTGAGCATCATTATTTCCCGCGCTTCTTGGGGGCCTGAGGCGCGCCCTCGCCGTCTTCCGCGTCGGCCTCTACGTCAACACTGATGAAGCCCTCTCCGACAAGGCCATCGGTAGCGGCGCCAAAGTCACGTTCGTCACCCGTAACCAGGCTCTCGATCGTGAAACCGTCCGATGCGAAATCGAACGGCTTGATGACGACAGCCATTAGGCCACCGGTGCGAGGCTGGCGTGTCCACCGATTACGACGGCGTCAGCGGCGATCGACGTGCCGGAGCTGAGCGTCAGGACCGGGCGGACATATCGCTTGGTTCCCTTGTATCCCACCTTGATCGAAGCCGAGGCGGACAGAGAGGCGGGAAAAGCGCCGAGCAGGTCGCCGGCTGCCACGTCCGTAAAGGTCGAGTTATCATCCGATTCCTGCAGCTTCGGAACCATCACCGCGGCACCGACGATGGCGCCTGCATTGATGATGACAGTGGCGGAATTGTAGGGGCGAAGGTCGACGCCAGAGCCGTTGACCGATGCGGACTGAACCGCCGGTGCGATCGACTGGATTACGCCGATGCTGTTGTAAAGATCACGTTTTGCCATGTGGCCTAACTCCTTGAAAGATGCGGGGCGCCGTAGCGCCCCTTGTGATTAGGCCGAGGTGACCATGAGCTTGACGGCTTCGAAGTTCACGACGTCGCCACCGACGCGGCGGCGGTTGTAGAACTTGACGTACGGCTTGGCGGTCAGGTTGTCGCGCAGCAGCGTCAGGCCGAGACGGTCGACGATGGTGTATGCTGCCTTGAAGTCACCGAAAGCCACCGGAAGCGAACCAGCTGCGATTGCCGGCATGTCTTCACAGCGATTGACTGCGAAACCCAGGATCGTCGCCGGCTGGCCGCCCTTGATGTCACCCATCTGCCAGAGGTAGTTGCCCTGGCCATCCTTGAGCTTCATGGCGTCGCGGACGGTGGTCCGCTTCATCAGGAAGTTGGCGTTCTGGGTGTAGTAGTCCTTCAGCGCGAAGACGAGGTTGTAGAAGGCGTCAGCGGTGATGGCAGTCGCACCACCGGAGACAATCTGCTCGATCTTGCCGTTTTCGAGGTGACCGTCGGCGCCGGACGTTGCCCAGTTGCCGTAGCTCAAGAGACCGCGCGGTTTGTTGACACCGTCACCGGTGAAGAATGCGCTGGCCTCGATGCGGCCCATGCGTTCGCCTACCTTGTTGCCGACCCACGCCTCAATATCGAGGCCAGCGTCTTCCAACATGTTCTGCGTCACGCGCGGCTCAGCGAACATCTCATGAGCGAAGATCTTGGATACGCCGAGCTGCGACGTCGACGTTTCCGACGGTGCCTGGGTCTCGCCTACCCAGCCGCCGAAGCCAAATTCGCCTTCGTCGCGCGGGATTTCAAGTTCCTTGCCGCCGATCGTCTCGACCGTTGCGAGAGCGCGTAGATTCGAAGTCTCGAAGATGCGCTGGATGATGCGGCTGGAGACCGTCTTCGGGACAAGGTAGCCGCCGTCCGGATCGGAGCCGGTCTGCATTGCTGCCTGTACCGGGCCAGGCATAGCCGCGTCGGAGCGAGCGCGCATGTACGGCGCAAATGCCGCCGAGTAAGCCGCATAGGCCTCTTCGTCGGCGACGATCTCGGTGTTGATGCCGAGCTTGCCGGCGTTGGCCAGCTGCGCCTTTGCGAATTCGAATGCGGCCTTTGCGTCAGCCGCGCCTTCATCGCCTGCCCAGCCGCCGTTACCCGGGCGCTTTAGGACCGCGTCGATCTTGTCGACGTCGGCGGAAACAGCAACGATGCTGTCCGTGGCAGCCTTCAGCGATGCCTCCAGAGCGGCATGCTTGGTCTCAACGGCAGCAACGAGGGTGTCGATCTTGTTAACGGCGATCGGGTCGCCATCCTTGCCGTACTTGTCGAGCGTCGCGCGGAGCTCGTTAAGTTCGCGGCGGGTGTTGTCGTTGGCAGCACGGAAGTCATTGCCGAAGCGGGTAACTTCCGCCGAAATGGCGTCGATATTTTCCTGAGAAACGGGCACGAGTGCCTCCTATGATTGGGTGTGGAATGCGGCGCGGGCCTTTGCGAGGGCCTCTGCCAAACCTGAAAGCTTCACGTCGCCAGCATCCCGCGTGGCCTGAATGTCGCTTGTGTCGACTTCGCGCATTGCTGCGCGAGCCTTTGAGCGAGACCACCCAGCGTCCTGCGTGAGTGCTCGTTCCATGTCTCGTTTTGTGGGCTGGGTGTCGGACGTGTCGTCGTCTTCCCATAGCAGGGCTTTCGGCACATGGCCGAAAACGGAAAGGTCAAACTTCGCCTGCGGCTCCGCCGTCAATCCGATGGACGTGGCAAAACCGGCGTCTTTGGCTTCTCGTGCAGTCAGCCAAGTCTCGTCATCCATCATCTGCTTGATGGCGCGGATCCCTGTCGTGGTGCGAGCCGCGTAGGTTCGGGCCAATGCGTCATCGATCTTACCGAGAACAGTGGCAACATCAGACAGGTCGTGCCTGTTGCCGACGCCAATGGTCCAAGCGTTGTGGATCATGAACATTGCGTTGTCTGCGATGACGATCTCGTCACCGGCCATGGCGATGATGGAAGCGATGGATGCCGCCAAGCCGACCACCTCGACCTTTACCTTGCCGTCGTAAGCAAGGAGGTCGTTGTAGATCGAGATGCCGTCAAACACGTCGCCGCCTGGCGAGTTGATCCGCAGCGTAATGTCGCCGCTGACTTGGGAAAGCTGAGACCGGAATGACCGGGCGTTGACGCCCCAATAGCCGATTTCATCGTAGAGGTGGATAACCGTTCCGGAGCTCTCCGCCTTGGCTTCAAATTTGGTGCCTACAGCGCGCGCAAAGAATCGGTCACGGCGCTCTCCCGCTCGGGGCGCGCCGACGTCAATTTTATCCATGAGGGATCCTATTTCGCCGCATTGTCGTTGGCGGGCGACGGAGCTGGCTTGTCGACCTGAATAGCGGGGTTCTCGAACACATCACCGCCCTCACGGGGGTTCATGTTCTCCTTGATGCGGGCCTCGTTCGCACTCATCCATTTGTTCTGGATGGCGGATGAGTAGGCCTCGTACCGCGCTTTTGTGTCGCCTCGCAGCATCGCGTCAATGAGGAACTCGCAGAAGTAACCCTCTGCTCTGTCCCTCTCGGTCAGCAGGTCTCGGTTGATTGCCTGCTCCCATCGCACCAGCCAAGGCCGAAGGCTATGAATGATGAAGTCCAGGGTCTGGAATTCGATGTTTGAGAAGGTCGCCTTCTCGAGATCGTTGACCAGGTGAGCAGGGACGCGGAAAATGCCGGCGATCTCAGATCGTTGGAACTTGCGACCATCGATGAACTCGGCATCCTTGGGTGCGATGTTCATCGAAATCCATTCCATCCCCTCCTCGAGGATGATCGGCTTGCCGCTGTTCTCCAAACCAGCGTAACGCTCGGAGAACTGCTGGCGCAGATTTTCCGTGGCTATCGGCCCGATGACCTTTGGGTGCTTCAACACGCCGGTTGGCTTGACGCCGTTCCGGTACATGTTGGAACCAAATGATTCGGCGGCCATACCAAGGCCGATTGCCTCCCGCGCGAGCGAGATCATTGATCGCCCAACATAGCCCTTCGGCAATGGACCACGTATGTGGTGCATGTCTTTCGAAGTGAGCTTGGCCTTCGTGTTGTCAGGCATGGTCGCCTCGTACTTCGGTGACCAGTCCATAGCCTGCGTGATCGTCACGCCGTCTGGGTTAAGTGGAATAAGCCCGATCGCTTGCCCGAGCCGATTACGCTCGACGTAGCTGTAGCCGTTGCCACGCAGCGATAGGTTGACCATCGTGCCTTCGGCATATTCGAACGCGGAATTCCACCCGTTAGCCTGATCGTGCAGCACCTTGTAGAGTGGATGCTCGGTGGCTCGGTCTTTTCCGCCATCCTTGCGCCTCTTGTAGAGGATGCAAGGAAGGCTGGCGACACTCTCGGCAAGTACGCGCACGCAGATCAACACCGTCGTGTAGCGTAGGGCAGTCTCGGGCGAGACGTAAACTCCTGTCGCAGCGAGGTTCCCACCGCTCTGCAGCTTTGCCCATTCATCCATGGGCAAGCTGGTGATCTCAGCTCGGGGGCGCATAAGCGCGCCGAAAATTCCAGCCATCAATCACCGCCATTGTTGCGGGCGTCGAGCAGAACTCCCGCCAGGATTAAAAGCCCACCGACGATGAAGCCGGCAGGCGGATAGATCATCCATGAGCCAATAGCGATGGATGCTACTGCGGAAACGCCGACGGCATCTCGCGCAAGGACGGCAAGAGTTGCCGCGCTTGGGAATGTCATAGTTCGACGAATCCTCGTGTTTCATAGACCGACGGTCCAGATCCACCTTCGTAGGTGCCGGCCATCGCCGTCGCCATCGTCAGCGCCACAGCACCGTCGATACGTCCTCTGGACTTCTGCTTGTCGAGCTTGCGGTTGCCGCTCGGATCCTGCTTCACCGTTGCATTCATCACGCACATGGTGAGTACGGGATGACCGCCATGCGCGAGCTTTTTGTTGAGCACCATGCTCTCGAGCTCCCGTATGGCAGGAGACATGGAAGCGAAGCCCTGGCCAAACTGCTCGAAGATGGCTTCATCACCCTCAAGCTGCTCCTCGGTGAAACCGACCTTGAGCAACCAAGGTTTGAGGTGGCGCCAGTTCCAGCGGTCGAACGCTATCTTGCGGATGTCGAGCTGCTGTTGAAGCTCAAAAAGATGAGACGCGACAAACTCGTAGTCGACGGTCGGCCCTGGCGTCGTCTCAAGGAACCGCTGACCGTCTTCGTCTGGCTTATTCCAGATGTCGTACGGAACGCGGTCGGCTTTGGCCTTTTCGCGCAGCGCCTCGCCAGGCAACCAAAATGTCGGCTTGACGTGCCAGACCGTGCCCGCGTCCGTTTCCTTCGGCGCCATAAGCACTAGGGACGTCAAGTCAGATACTTCGGACAGATCGAGGCCGCCGAAAACGGGCAGTCCTTTGAAGTCGTCGACTGCGCTCTCGCAAGCGCGCCAGACGGTTGGCGGGAACAGTGGGGCTGAGGCATCGATACGCTGATTGAGGAATAGCCAGCGAAAGCTGGCCTCCTTCGTCGGCATGCGCATGGCCAGCTGCGAGAAGTCTTCGACGTCCTTGACCGAACGGAAAACGCCAAGCGCTGGATTGGCTGCGGCCCACCCTGCCCGGTCGTTGAGCTCACACTCAACCGGCGCGGTGTAGATATGCGAAACGATGCGTGGATCCTTTGACGTCTCGGCGTCGTCGATCCAGCGCGAGAAAAGGTCGTTGTCAGTGGCGGCCTGCGTCGAGATGGCGAACAGCATCGCCCGGCCCTCGTAGGCTCCCTGCGACGTCTCGATCGCCTCAACGAAATCATCTGTCGGGCCTTTGATCTGGCCGACCTCGTCAAGAATGGCGAGAATGGGCGAACCGCCATGCGCGCTCTTCGCCTCAGCCGAACTGGCCTGGTACTCGACGTTCTTGGCGAGGCCGACAATCATCTTCGCAGATGGAACGATGCGCGCGAGCTTTGAGAGCTCAGGCGACATCATGATCATTTTTGCACTGTAATTGAATACTTCGGCAGCCTGTTTGCGGGAGCGAGCGCCAGAGACAATTCGGCCGTTCTGGTACGCCTCAGGCCCAACGATGTGGGCCAATAGAAGACAGGCAATTAGACCTGTCTTGCCGTTCTTACGGGCAATCGACAGATAAGCGCGAGATGTGCCGACCGGATTGTCGTAGACGGCGAGGATGAACTTCTTCTGGAAGTCCAGCAGCTTTACCGGCTTGCCGAGTAATGTCCCTTCGGGGACGAGGCAGTAGCGCTCCACGAACGCAATGACGCGCTCGCCGCGTGTCATCGGCTTCTTTGCCATATGTGTACTTCACCCTCGCGTGCGCGCAATGCGCGATCGCGCGCGAGGCCGTCATCCAGGCCTAGCCAGCAGGTCATCCTCTAAGGGGTTGTTGCCCTCGATTCCCTTGGCCGCTTCGCGCCTCTTTGCTGCGTCTCTTGCCTCGCCCTGTTGAGCCCTAGCGTGCAGGGCCAGAGATCGACGAAAGGAAAGGATGCTGGCCGCGTGCATCTGCACGATTGTTTTGCGCGGATTGGCGACGGGCGTGCCTTTCTCGCTGTAGGAGACGCCGCCCTCATCGCGAAGGAGAGCTTGCTCCCGCACGAGGTCGGCCATCGTCCTAGCGAGCATGGCGGCAAGCTCAAGCTGATGGTCGGACCATTCCGACCGAGCGAACTCGGCAACCACGTTTCGGAAGAACGGCTCATCGCCCTCATCGAGCGGGACGTTGCTCGGCGGCAGGATCTCGATTGTGGCCTTGGCCATGACGCGCACGGCTTCAGCCGCGCTGTCGATGCGCGCCTTCCTCTTCGCCATGTCGTGTATCCTCCTACGTGATGGACCGCCCCAGAACGAACACATTGCTCACGGATTGTTTCATGCTGTAACGATTGATGGAGAAACCAATGTCCAAAGAGTGGTCACACCCGGTTCGCCTGAATGACGGTGGTCTTATCATCACGATTGCTACGGCAGCTCAGGCCAGCAACTTTATGCGGCACGCAAAGCTCAGCTCTCGTTGGGCTGATGCGCTGGCAAAATGCTCAGCCGCGGCTGATGGTCGGCTGTCACATGATGAAGCGCGTCTGGCCTTTCTAAAGGCAGCGCACTAAGGCGCCTTCTAGTACCAAAAACCTACCACTCGCGCGCTTGCGCACGCGGGAGGCAAAAAACTGTGTTTGGGTTTGCGTTGTTGGACACCGCCGGTACGCGTCGCCGTCGGGCCAGACTTTCGACCGCCCCCTCCCCGCCTCATCGGCCTGGAACGCCTTGGCGTTCTGCTGGTTTGGCTTATAGGAGGAGTTACTAATGCACAGACGACATCGAAACACCCGAGAACTTGCGCACTACGTTGGCCTTAACGTTGCGCTAGCCCTGCTCATCGGATCACTCGCGTGGATGGCGCACTAGTTAGCTATCCAAGTTCGATCGGATACCCGTCGACCCCTATGACCGCGACCTTCTTGCCGCGCTCCATCACCTGCTTGGCGCTGTTGTGGTGGTGAGCGCAAAGCGACTGCAGGTTCAGTGGGTCATGGAATAGTTCAAGGTCGCCTTTGTGCGCCTTGCGATGGTCGACGACCTCGGCAGCCGTGATGTCCTCGGTGATCAGACAGAACTCGCAAAGCGGCTGAACCGCAAGCTGATGCTGGCGTAGCCGCTTCCATGCTGCTGTCTGGTAGAGGTGGTGCCAGGTGGACTTGGTTGCGGGGGCTGGACTTGAACCAGCGACCTCTTGGTTATGAGCCAAGCGAGCTACCATGCTGCTCTACCCCGCATTACTTGGAATGACCGCTCCAAATACCCATATGTTGATCACGAGCGGCCGCCACGGTGCGTGGCCATTGTCTGGCCGCTTCATCTCAAGGAGACAATCCATGACAGAACGAGAAGGCGCCTCGGCGCCAGCGCCTGCCTATGAACCGAAGGTACTAGCCAAGAAGTTCAGGATACCTGTCGAAGATGCAGTCAAAATCATCGACGAGTATGGCTCAGACCGTAAGGCCATCGACAAAGCCGCTCGCCGTATCGCGGCTTAAAAACAAAAGCGGCGATCTCGACCCGATGGGGAGACCGCCGCAGGACTACCTGTCGCGAGAGGAGGCGCGCCAGGTAATGGGGATGCAGCGTACGGCGAAGGCCATGTTGCGGGCCAGGCCCTAGACGCTGCGAATAGATGCACCCAGCCACTGCTCGTCAGCAGCGCCCTCACGTTAATTCGTGACGTTAGGCATATGCTCGCCATGGTGACGGTACGAAACCCGGCACGATTGAAAGCACAGAGGACTAGGGTGCTCATGAATGCCGCCGTGGTCCGCTATGCGGCTCGACACGGCAGGCTGCCCAAAATAATATGACTAATTATCGCGCTTCACGGGAACCGAATATCAACTAGCGTGTTGATATGCCGTTTTTCCATCACAAGCGGTCCCGTCATGCATCTCGTCTATATCGCTGTCGCAATCGCAACGTTCGCCATGCTGATCTACTCAACGGCGCTGATGCCGATCTATACAGCTTACCCATTCTCATACTCATCTGAGTTCGTCACCACAGTGCGCATGTGATTGGGTTGTATAGTTACGCCCGGCTCACGTCGTGGCCGAGCGTCCGTCGCAACATCGGTGCGTCCGGAGAGGTGTGGGGCACCTATCGGCAACCCCTTCACCTATACAGGTGGCAACTTCGCAGAAAGTCAGGCCGATTTGGCGTACCGCGCCAATTCGAGTGCTTCTGCGAAATTATCGTTGGCAGCTATGAGAAGACGCCTTCCCGCCTCGATCGCATACTGACCTTTGAAGCCTCGGGCTTGCCCGATCTCTTTCAGGTTCCGCGCCTTGCTCGCCTGCGTCAGAACGTCGAAGTGATCGTCGGCCATGTATCCGACGGCCTCGTGCCATGACCTGCGCTGCTCAGTCTCCGACACCACATCCTGCCAGGCCATCGATCCACCGCCGGCGCATGTCGTCTTTCGCATGCCGAGGAAGCTATCGGCCACCTTCTGCGATCCGCAGGGCAGCCCATCCGGATAGCGCGTGATCAGCTTGCTGACATTACCGGCCTTGGCGTAGGCGTCTGCCAGGATCCGCTTCGCTTCCTCGCGGCTGATCTGCTGGCGTGGCTGGCGCTTCCGGGACGCCGTAACGTACCGACCCTTCCGGGTCTTGAGCATCTCGGCGAAATAGTCATTGCTGTCCGTCAGCTCCTGCGAGTTCTCGTCGCCGCCGCGTTGCGCCCGTTCCTTGTCGACCGTGCCGAGCATGGCGCCGGTCGGCATCCGATCCTGGAACGTGACGACCTTGCCGTCGATCGTGACCTTCATGGCCTGCTCGGTCTGTGTGCCGTCGGAGAAGCGCAAGCGACCGATGCAAACGGTCTGACCTGCATCGTTGCGATTTACCGGGCCAGCTTTGACCTGCTTCATCATCTCCTCGACCGAGGGCGAAATATCCCAGAGCCGTTCGGTCTTGAGGTCGGCAACGTCTTCCGGGTTGTTGTCGTTGGCCGGTGTGATGGTCCAGTTGGTCTGGATCGGCTCCGGCTCATGGTCCGGCGCGGTAGCGAAGGTCAGGAGCGCGTCGAGCTGCTCGGCAAGTGATCCGTGTCTGGCCATGTGGTCTCCTCTGTGTGGTGGTGATGCCTCTTGCGACGCTAGGCGGCTTTGGTCCAGTTCGCGGCGATCCAAGCGAGGACCAGATCAACAGCCTGCCTCGCTGCATCGTTGGGGGTAATGGCTGAAACAACCTCGACGTGGTGCCCGATCTTGGCGAGCGCAGCGTGACGTTCCTTTTGCTGCGGGCTGAGCCGGCCTTTGCCAACCTTGTTCTCGATCATCCGGATCTGACCGTTGGCAAGATAGATGCGGACGTCCGGTTCGCCTGGCGTCATTCCAGCGGAAATTGCCTCTTGCTGGGCACGCGGACCACGCTTGGCCGCGTTCTGATCTCCAGCTAGCAGGAACTGCTTGCCGTACTCAGGCATGGATCGAAGCGACCGAACCTGAGCCGCCTGCAACTCCCATTCCTTCGGTAAGGCTGCTTTGGTCGTGACCTTGCCGCTGGCCGACGTGCGGATGATGGTACGGACGCCTTTGATGCGGACAGTCTGCTGGGTGGGTTTGGGCAACGGTTCCTCCATTTCGCCGATGAAGGATTATGCGACAGCGGGCGGGTTTGGTCAGGTTGTATTCCAGCCGCCCGTTTGCACGGTGCACGGTGCCCGAATAATTTTCTTGAGAACCGTGCGCGCAGCACACCGCCCTGCACGGTTGCACGGTAATGGGTATATATAAATATATACCCTTATGACCGTGCACTAACCGGGCAGCGTTGTGCAGGTGTCTCCGCCCGGATATGCACGGATAATGCACGGTTTTTGAAAGTGCATCCGTGCAGTATCAGGGGTTGTATTGGGCGATTGTGGAGGTTGTGCCCATCAGTCTTTCTGCAAACCTCTGATGTCCTTTCCCGTAAGCGAGACCTCTCCGCCTGGCAGCTTGAGATTGAGAGCGGACGCGCGTCCGAGGATGGCAGAGGCCAAGTAGTCGGCGGGATGCATATCGGCACCATCGTCTTTTTCGCTTTTTGAAAAAAGATTTCGGGATATTGTTTCAAGCAGGTGTTCCGGCATCGGCCTATCCTGAGAAAGCTTCCATTCCAGCGCCGCCTCCACGACCCAACTAGCCCGGTCGATGTCGAGGTCAAACTGCTTTAACTGAAACTCTGCGTCCGCGTACCGCTCAAACCAACGATTCATCCACCTCAAGTACCACGCGACAATGCCCAGCATCGCTAGTGTAGCAGTCGCAGGCTTGATCCCTGCAACCGCTACCTGCAAGGTGGAAGCACCAGTAGGCACCTGCGAAAATTCGATGGTTAAGAATACGATCAGTGCGAAAAGAGCCATCAGCACGCATACGACAATTACATGAATCGGCCGCCGGTTTGCTTTAGTTTCCGGCGTGACCTTAAGACTATCTCCTCGTTGTGCAATTTTGGCTTTAAGGTCCCGGTGCAGTTCACGACGAGCATGGGTGTTACTTCTGTCGTCTAGTTCTTTCTGTAATGCGGATATACGATCTCGCTCAGCTAAAAGTTCGAATTCTCGCTCGCGAATTTTAGCGTCGGCCCGTTCTCTTGCTTTGGTCGCTTCGGCCTCTAAAGCTTCTCGTCTACGAGCGAAATCGACCTCTAACTCTATTCTCGCCCTGCTCGCTTCCTTACCGATATCAAGCGCCATTTGCTGCAATTGAGCATTTTGACGGTGGTGGGACGCCAGCACATCTCGGAACAACTTCGGATTCTTGAAAAGCGAAGCAACACCCTCGTCGTCGCGCCCGAATGTTTCGCCGATCCTTATGCGCAAGGATGTGAAGATATCATCTGGAAGCGCCAAATCTGGACGACCATTTTCAGGTGCATGGTTTGATATTGTGAGGCTGTCATACAAGAGACCGTCAGCATTAGCGCCCGACCCTCGGTCGACAGTAATGGAAAAGTGGTCTCTCATCGCCCGCGCGTTGATCACCGTCGTAATACCGTCGCTGGGAAAATTATCAGGCTCCACATCATCGACTGCTACGGTTACAGATCCCGCGCCGTTTATTGTCGTCAACTGGATATTAGGTGCTTTGATTATCGCGCAAGCATCGCGAAAAAACTGGACCAGAGCTCTATCATTAACCTTTGGCACCATTGTCTGCGTCGATGGCATCGTTCTCTCCAGCAATAACCTAGCAAGACAAATCACACGAAAAAGCCGCCGCGCATAGTTGCACGACGGCCTCATCTACAATCATTTCACATGGCTCAAGCTGCCCTGACGAACACCGCCATCTCTCGCCGGATCGGGTCGCGCTCCTCCACCTCGACGAGAGCACCCTCCTTGAACAGTGCCGTGACGACAGTGCCGGCTTTCTTCCTCGCCGCAGTGTCCTCTAGGTCGAGCCCCATGGCATAGGCCACGGCCGCGCCGACCCAGTTCTTGGCCTTGGCCGACTTCTTGTAGTCAGAGCCGCCTACTGCTGCCAGGATTGCCTGCCGCTGCTCTGCGGTTAGCTCGCCTGCCACTTCTTCCGCACTAGGCCACTGCCACTCCGTCACGACCGGCGCGAAATCCTGCGGCTTCGTCAAGCCGCGCCCGTTGCCCAGAGGCACGCCCTCAAGCTTGCGCCAGTCCAGGCGCGACGACAGCGGCGTAAGGTTCGACTTGCCGTATGTCACCGAGAAGTGACTCATGCGATCCTCAGGCTTTACGCCCGCCTCTGCCGCCTGCTCCGGCGACATCCGGTTAAGCACGCGCACCGAGCGAGCCGCGCCGATCAGCGACACCGCTCCTCGGGCGTCTTCCACTGTCGCCTCGCGATCCGCCACTTTCCGCAAGTGGTGCACGATGTCGATGCTGCAGTTGGTATAGTCCGCAATCTGCGCCCATAGCTTCGCGACCTTGTCGATCGCGCCGTTGTCGTTCTCGTTGACGCCGTGGGTGGACACAAACGGATCAACGATCATGACGTCGATGCCGTACCGCTCAATCTGCTCCACAACTGCCTCAACGATCGGCTGCTGGATCCGCACGCCGGCCTTCTTGTCCTCGATGGCGACGCAAAGCTCCTGCTCGCGGCCGCTGTCCAGGAACAGATGGCCTTCGATGTCCTCCGGCTTGAGGTTGTAGTGGATGCACGCCGCCATGATGCGTCGCTCCATTTCGTCGCGCGGATCCTCCGCATTGAACACCCAAACCTTGAGACGCTGCGGCGGCTTGGTGCCGAGCAGTGCCCTGCCCGACGTCATGGCCAGTGCCTCGGCGATGCTGCTGGACGTCTTGCCGAGGCCCCCGGGGCTGACCGTGACCGACACGTATTTTCGGATGAAGTGCGAGCCATAGGCGAACTCGCGCCGCGGAATCGTGGCAGGATCGATCCACTTGAAGGCCGTGGCGGTGATGGGGGAGGAAGGCACGTTGTCGTTGGCCGCGTTCCCGCTTGGGATCACATCATCCGTTTCCGGCACGTCCGGCTCCGAATTTTCCCGTACGGGATCGTCGGCGACCAGCTCGCTCACCACATCCTCATCGACCCTCGCCTCCAGAGCCCTCGCCTTCTCTAGCCCACGCTGAATCATCCGCGTGATGTCGACCAGGCGCGTGTTGTCTTGCGGTTGGAAATCCGGCTCCGGAATGTGCCGCGGCTGCGCAATGCCAGCCTTCAGCCCGTTCTCGATCGTCTTGCAGCACCGCGACCAGTCCCTGCCCCAGCCGCGCGCCACGTCCTGCAGCAAGGCGCGCGCCTCAGCCTCCGGCAGTGCACCGGCGCCGACGAAAGTGCCGAGCGCGAACGCTGCGTCATTCAAGCTGTTGTTGCGGTTGCCCATCGGAGCGCCGGCAAGGTCGGCAAGCTCCCGGTCGACGGCAGCGTCGACGTAGGCGTTATTGGTCGCCGATGACGCCGTGTACTTGCTGTGCGTCGGCGCCGACTTCGGTAGCAGCAAATCCAGCAACCACGCAGGCGCGTCTGCGATCTCGCGCACGTCGTCCACCCACTTGTACTGCCGACCATTCGCCATCGTGCTGCCGGCCGCCACCACGTAGCCGCCCTCAGACCGGATATCGACGCCGGCGCCAAGAGCGCCGCGGTTGCGAGTGCCCACGACGTACTTGAAGTAGATGTGCATCCCACCGTTCGGGCTGATGACACGCGCCGTTTCTGGCAGCGGGCCGTGCTCGGCCTGCATCTCGTCCAGCCACAGGAAGCCGTTCGAACCGCCGGGCTTGTTATCGATGTCCAGGGCGAAGAAGCCCGTCGGCGATCCCGTCGGCAGACCGACGGCCGCGTCGGGCCAATCCGTCCACCAGCGGTCAAGGATCCGGGCAAAACGCGTGGCTGCCTTGAAACCATTCGTGGTTAGCGGGGTTTTCTCGCCGAGCATGATGATTTCGCCGTGTTGGTCGACGTGCTCCTCGGCGTGCGAACGGCACGGAAAGACCGGCCAGCCTTGTTCGGTGTAGTGCTGGGCTAATTCAAGCGGCGTTTGCAAAGACAGTCTCCTCCGCTGCATTTCTATCTGGTCCTGGCGTTCGAAATCGAGAAACTTGCCTCGGATGAGAATCATGAGAGGAATCTGGATGCCGTGGGGATTTGAGCGGGGTCACATCTACAACAGGCGCAGAGACATTCACGGTCGATTCAAAGGACAGGAGCGAGGAGGCATCGCGACGCCGGCCGGTTATCCCATCGTCTTTATCTTCACTGGCCTCGGAGGGCTCGACCACGGTTACAGCGATCGCTGGCGTCCCGACGGTGTCTTCGAGTACTTTGGCGAGGGCCAGAAGGGAGACATGAAGCTCAGCAAGGGCAACCTTGCGATCGCGGAGCACGCGGTTCGCGGCAAGAGCCTTCTCCTCTTCAATCTCCTCGCAAACACGATCCAGTTCGAAGACGAGATGGTTTTTGAGAACTACCATATTGAGCGAGCACCCGACTCGCACGGAGATATGAGAGATGCAATCGTCTTCGAGCTCCGACGTCTGGAGGAAGTCGTCGACGCTACCGAGAGCGCGCTGCCGGCCTTTCCACCTGCGGCTTCCCTCGATGATCTTCGACTGGCCGCCATGGCTGCAGCAAAGGCTGCGCCGAGTAGCAAAATGACCAGCGCAACCGTTTACGAGCGGAGCAGAAAGGTTCGTGACTATGTCCTCGCCCGTTGCGGTGGGAAGTGCGAGCATTGCCGAAAAGATGCTCCTTTCCTGCGCTCCAACGGCTCGCCGTATCTCGAGCCTCACCATATCCGCCGGCTGTCTGACGGCGGGCCGGACGATCCGAGATTCGTTATTGCACTTTGTCCGAACTGCCATCGTGAAGCCCATTTCGGTGACGTGGTAGGGCTTCGACAGACCCACCTCGCCAAGATGAAGGCAATCGAGGTCCTGTGATGGTACGCTCATGCCGCCACCCCACGGATTTCCGCCAGCTTAGCCCGCGTCTGCTCAACGGTCAGTATTGGTGTAGGCATATATTGCACATGATACAGCCAGCCATCGAACAGCTCATAGACTGCAAAGCATGAGAGTAAGCCCCACCTGATTTCACGGCCCACGCCAGCTCCGATCGAACCATCGGTGAACCGCATGAAGGCAAGCCTGTCGCAGGACTCCACCACCTTCTTGAAGTAGTCCATGCCCTCACGGTCATAGCCATCCTGGTGGCGGGGCTGGTCAGGGTTCTCGATTTCAAGCGGCTGAGTTGAGCGCTCTTCCGCCCAATACTTTCGTAACGCCGCAATCGCAGCCGCCTGCCGCTCCGTCCCGTAGTCCGTGACCGGGTGCGCCAGATAGATCCTCATGCTGCCTCCTCGTAATCGACCATGCAGCCGCAACCGCTGGATCCTGGTTCGTATTCAAAGATGAACTGCGGCTTTGCCAGCATCCGCTCGGCAAACTCGTCGAGCGAGAGCGGCTTCTTGACGTTGTCGTTCGCACGGTCGGTGAGCATCGTCACCGGCTTGCCGATGTACTCAGCCAGCTTGCGCTCCATCATAGCGTCGTAGGCATAGCGCTCCGGATCCGCATAGAAGCGGTTCTGATAGTGAGCGTGGCCGGCCTTAATGCAAAAGCCACCACAGTTGTTGTGGATGTAGTTCTTGCGGTAGAGCCGTGGTCGCTCAATTCCGGCCTTTGCAAGGTAGACGAACGCACCGATATCGCCCTCGAAAGTGCCTAGTAGCGGCGCCTCATATTGCCATCCGGCCGCCATCTGCCGCTGCGCCAATACGTGATATCGATGCGCCTCATCTGGCCCGATGCCGACGCAGATGATATCGGCCGCCTTGTCGGCATTCACATCAAGCCAAGCGGCAAGAAAGTCTCGCTTTAGCACCTTCGAGCAAGGATCGATCCGGCTGTTGCCCAAAAACTTTCGATCCCGGAAAACTTCCCACGGATCGCGCCCCTCAACGAGCCAAGTCAGTTCCGGCATCACTTCCGCCACGTCGGCGCGAAGCTGGGCGAGGAAGGCTCGCCATTCCGGGTTGCCGGCGTAAGTGGCGATGTCAAACTCACCCAACACGCGGTAGTCTGGAAAGTCTGATGCCCTCGGTAGCACGTTGGAGACGTCGCGATCGATGAGGTGGGCAATGCCCTCGATGAGAAACCGGTAGCAGTCGGCATCCTCGTATAGCGTGTCAGCGAAGAGGAAGCGGTGCTCCTCATTAGGGTGTGCGGCCATATCGACTTTGGCGGCCAGCCAGGAGCCGGCTCCGCCACTAACGCTATGGTATCTGGTCAAAAAGGCGCCTCCCCTTTTCTGATCACTTCCCTCAACTTGTCGGCGCAACCCTTCCAGATCGCGGCGCAGAAGATGAGCACTTGCTCTTCGCTCCATTCGGCTAGGTCGCTGCCGAACTCGTCGACCAGAGGCCCGGCCGCTTCCATGCCGCCCATGCGAGCCTCTAGCTCGTAAGGATCGAAACGGCGGACGCGCTTCAGCTGCTCGATGAGGATGACGCATTCCTGGCAGAGGTATCTGGGCTCTTTGCCGTCACCGATACCAATGCCGATCGCGTGACGGCCGCAGCAGTTGCAAACGGCCGGTGTGTCTCCGACTTTGGTGGGTTGGAAGGTCATGAGAAACTCCTTCGAATCCGGTTGCATAATGGTTTTTGCGCTGGCAGGTTGCCCCCGGCTGGGGAAGCAATATGACGAATTGGAAACGATGGCTTATCGCGCTTTGGGCAGCGTGGATGTTGCTTGCATACATTTTTGCTTGGCAGAGAGCGACTTGCGGCCTGCCTTGGGAAGTCGCGTGCTGGGTGAGCGGCTGGCAAGGTCTCGGTGACGTAATTCTGCTCGGCTGGGTAAAGGACTATCAGGAACTTCTTGCGGGACTCGCTGCGCTCGGCGGTGGTGCAGCGGTCGTCATCGCGTATCGTATGCAAGCTCGAGACACCGCAAACGCTATGGCAAAGGCAGCAAAATTGGACGCAATCAACTCTTGTAACCTTTCCTCTCAACGATTTATCGACCTGGCATTTGACATCGCGCATGGGCCTAACTTCGGCGCTAATTTCAACAGCGACCTCATCGTCGCCAGCTACCCACGATTTTCGACGATCGACACAATGCTGGCGACGGTCACTATGGCAACGCTGAGAGACGTTTTGGGCTTCGTCTCTGTTCAGCCAACCAGTGACATCAGAGGTCGCCACATTACTGCCGCGGAGTGCTACGCCATCGCTAGGATATTGGATTTCGTGGGCAACAATCTCGACGAAGCTGGTACCTTCGATTTCAAGGGTACGGTGGATATCCCGCCGGCCACTTTGCGGAGCCACCTCGCATTCCTTGCCGTGAAGCCAGAGGCGTTGGGAACGTTGCGTCTTTTTTTCGATTGGAACAATCGGGAGTAGCACGTTCATGCGGCCTCCCCGAAAAGATCCGCCTGGATAGGCGCGTTGTCATTTGCGACCACCGGCGTCGGCACAGGCTCGACAACCACCGTGTGGTCCGGCTCGAAATCAACGCTAACGATCTCGCACATCGGCGAAACGCCCTTCCAGTCGTTGATGTAGAATCCCGTATCGATGCCGCAGCCAGCGTCGAAGTGAAGCCCGGTCAGCTCCTGAAACTTGACCGCCTTGCCATCTTGCTGGCGCCGGTAGTGGCCGCCGCCGCTGAAGTTGAAGCCCGCCGACATCTGCGGCACAATGAAGGCGCCCTCACAGGCGAGGTGAGACGCGATGTCGATAACGTGGAATTCAAAGTCCCTGCCACTGTATCGCGGTGCATTCTTTTCGCGCTTGATATTGCCGAATGGCGGATTGCTGATGGCCACATCGAACTGGCCGAGATCCATGCCCAGCACGTCCAGCACGTCGGCGAGGATCCATTCCGCTTCCGGCAGAATCTTCTGCCCGACAGCCAGGTAATCCGGATTCCGCTCGACGCAGGTAATGCGCGCCCTCTGATGGCTGCGATGCCAGCAGGCATACGAGAGCATGCCGATGCCGGCGCATAGATCGATGATCCGGCCGCCGTACCCGCCCTGCCCGATCGCATCGATCGTGAAGTCGAAGGCCATGTCGTATGGCGTGAAGAAAGCGCCCGCCGCACCGTTGACGTGGTTGGCGCCCTCGTTCCAATTCTTCAGCACGAAGTCCTTGTCGTCTTCGGTAAGGACCGGCTTAGTCAGCAGATCGCATGCCTGCGCATGCGCCTTCGCTTGAGCCTTTGTGAGCTTGGCCATCAGGCGGCCCTCAGTAGGTCACCGGCCGGTGAATTATCGTTGGCGGCCTCGAACTTCCCAACCTGATTGCCCCACGCCGACCAGCCGGCCCAAGCCTGCCGAGCGAATAGCTCGAGGTAAGGGCCGCCGACGAGCTTCTCGATCCGGCCATACTGCTCGTCGGGCTTTCGGCTATGCTCGCGGCGCGGCGCGCGGATCACAGAGCGGACGCCACGGGACAGACGGCGCGGCTTGCCTCGCTTGAACAGGTGGCAGACTTCCACCTCCTGGCGCGTCCAGTAGCCCATGCCCATCCTTCCTTTGTCCCAGACGAAGGCGATCGACACCGGCTTGAAGCCCCAAGCCGCGGCCACTTCGATGGCGGCTCCCTGCAGGTGGCTGACGGTCCACATGAACAGGAGGCAGTCCTTCGCCGCTACGTCAGCAACGGGCAACGCTGTGATGTCGGCGAGCGACATGACGTCGTAGGGTTGCCCCCCCCGGGCCGGAGCCACGCTCTTCTTGCCGTAGGTTCTGAACGCCCACGGCGGATCAGCAAGGATGGCGCCGAAGCGCCCCTCTGGTAAGGGATTCATATAGTCTCCTCTTGTGGTGCTTTGCGCGGTGGTGGCGCGCTACAGTGTGCGGAGCAACTGCGTAGCCGCGAGACGAAGGCCGGCCGCGCTTGCGCCGTGGTGAGTGGCGGCAACTGCGGCCTTTGCGCGGATGTCCGCACCGGTGCGTGGCTCATCTTTGGCGATCTCGCCGCAAGCAGCAGCTTGCTTGTCGTGCCATTCGGCGGCTATGTAGTAGGCCTCTGCCTTCTTCTTTTTCTCGGCCGCCACCATTGCGATGATGCGGGCGGCTTGGACGGCTGCGCTGCCGCGGGCGATCATGACGGTTTTGGTCATGTGGATGACAGCGCAGGATTCGGCTTCGTGGCGCTCCACCTACCGTGCCGCTCCATCTCGTGGAGTGTTAGCTTCATGCCCGAGCACTTCGACGTGCCGATATACTCCATGCGACCGGATGAGTTGAAAAGGGATGCCGTTACGAATCCTCCCTCAACAAGTTCGTCCATTGCGGATGACGCGCGGTCACTCAAAACGCTTTGTGCGCCCTCTCCGCCGATCTTCAATGAACTCTTTTCTCCGTGCGCGAAGAATGTCGTCATAAGCGCTCGTGCATCGATCGATAGCTTGATCATCACCGAGCAACCTTCTCTTCCACCACCCGGAACCCAGGCAGCTCACGCGCACCGGCCCGCACCCGCTCATTTGCGAGCGATAAGGCCAGCGCCATGAACTCGACTGGCGCAAGCGTGTACGCCCACTCAAGAGCGGCTTCTTCGTCGGCTATCTCCGCCGACCACACCGACCTTAACCCCGTCCCAGTCGTCGCCGCCTTGTCGGCACGCTTCGCACCGCGCTCCATCTTCTTCGCGTCGGCAAGAAGTTCCTCGGCCTCTTCGCGAGCGGCAAGGTTGCCGGAGGAAGATCTGATCGCCGCCTCTGCAGCCTCTTTTGCAGCTGCTGCTTCGGCGGCCTGCTTGGCAGCTTCCGCTGCCTTCTCGTCCGCAACCTTCTTGCGCCAAGGCGCGAGAAGAGCACCGAGCGTCGACTTGGCGAGATCGACCTTGCCCTTCTTCGGCTGGATGTAGGGGTTATAACGCGATTGCACCGCGGCAACCTGGTCGTCGAGCGGCTTCTTATCCTCGACGCGCAGCGCGTCGGCTTTCTTGCCGGCCTCGTGCAGCCCGTCGTACAGCTTCTCGATCGCGTCGTGCATCTCCTGGCTGGAGATGGCCTCGCCGTCGGCCCAGTTCTTGGCCTCTTCGTAGAGGTCGTCGATCTCGGTGAAGATGGCGATGTAGGGTGGTTGGTTGTGCGTCTTCGGCACGGAGCCGGCGATGTCGGTGGGGTTGAACTCGGTCATGCGGCCACCTGCGGCGGTATCCGGCGAGCAAGCTCTGCATTGACCTTATTCTGCGCGGCTTCGTGAGTCGCTTCATCGACCTCGAAGTCGTCGTCGCTGTCGGCATCTTCCGCCGCTGGAAGAATAGCGTAGTAGCGCGTCTCGATGATGCCGCCGCGAGAAACCGCAGCAACTGTGCCGTCCTTATCCCATTCCAAGACCTCGAACGGGTTTTCGACGCACGCGTCGGAAGAAGTGTCATCTTCCGGCCAGTACCACTGGCACCCATTCACTTTTCTTTGAAGGTCAGCCACCTGCTCACGAAGGGCAGCAATCTCATATGCGAGCGCCACATGGAGGTTGTCGGGACCGCTACCGCGGAACGCCGGCCACTCCTCACCGTAGCGAAGTGCCTCCCATGTGCCCGGTGATGTCTGTTGGATGGTGTACTTGCCGTCATTGACGGTCACCGAAATCAGGCCGTCGTCGGCCGCTCTCTCGCTCATCTTCGTCTCCTCTTGTGGTGTGGTCTTCTTCGGCGCTGGTGGGCGCTTCATGCTCATGACAACGGCGGTTACATTGGCCATCGTCAACCGTCAGAACGGGATGTCATCCCAATCTTCTTGCATCCACGCAGGCTTGTTGTCGTTCGCCGGCGGCTCGTCGTCGTCGTTGGCTGCGCCATAGTCGCCGACCACATGAGAAACCACGTCCCAATACCGATCCCTCGGTTTGACCATGATCTCCGCTGTCTCTTTCAACTCGGTCTGGCGCTCCAACCACTCCAAAACGCTTCGAGGGAACGGCCGCTGGCCTGCATGGGCAAGCCAAAACCTATCCGCCTTAGTTTTGGCGAAGCCGGAATGCTCGGGGCACAGCCACTCGTTGATGGCCGTCATGCCAGACATGTAAGTGACTTTGACTGACGGCGGCTTGTCGCCCTTCCCTTCATGGAAGCGGAATGTGCGGCTCGTAACGTCGCGCGAATCCGGCTCGGCCATCGTCATGATTGGCACGTCGGCGGCGTTCGCAGCGATCTTCGGGCTGTCATCGATGTCAAACTCGAACCCGCAGCAGGTGCAGATGCGAGCCGAGGCGTGCAGCTTCTCGCCGCAGCCTGGTTCGCCATGCTTGTCGAAGCCATCCTGCGGGCAGATCTTCATCGGCGCTTCGCCGTCGCCGCTACCCGGCTCCTTCGGCTCAACCATATCGACCGGCCCATGCTTGTCGACGAGGCCGGCGAAGTCCAGCACGAGGCAGGACGGCTTAGGCCCGGCAGCAATAGCGGCGCGGCGCTCCTCCGGCGTCTCCAACGACATGCCTGGCGCGTAAAGCACGCGAGTGCCCCTTCCCATCATCTGCAGGTAAAGGCTCGCGCTAAGCGTCGGCCGGAGCGCCGCAATGAGATCCACGCCCTTGTGATTGAATCCCGTCGTCAAGACTGAGTTGTTGGTCAGAGCGCGGATGCGATAGGCCTTGAAATCCTCGATGATCCGGCGGCGCTCCTCTTTCGGAGTGTCACCGGTGATGGTCTCGCAGCTGATGCCGCGCGACCGTATCTCGTCGCGGACGTGCTCGGCATGCTCGACACCGGAGCAGAAGCAAAGCCAAGACCGTTTGTCGGCGCCCTTGGCCACTATCTCATCGACTGCGGCGCGCGTGACGTCCATCTTGTCAACGGCAGCCTGTAGCGCCGACTGCTTGAAGTCGCCTCCGAGCTTGCCGACTCCCTTGGTGCTGAGCTCGAGAGCGGTATGCTTCGATGACAGCGGGGCGAGGTAGCCATCCCGCACGCCATCGGCGATGCCGTAGGTATAGACGACGCGGTCGAACATGCGATCGTCTCCCTGGTCGAGGCGACCGCTGTCCAGTCGAAATGGCGTTGCGGTCAGGCCGACAATCTTAAAATCCGGATTAACTTCACGCATGACGCGAAAGAACTGGCCGTACTGAGTGTCGCTGTTCTTCGGGATCAAGTGGCATTCGTCGACCAGCACTACGTCGATGGGTCGGTCGAAGATCTTCTCGCCGTCGACGACGCGGGCGCCGCAGATCAGGTCCGCCTTGTTCCAGACAGTCTGAATGCCAGCAAAAATGATCTGACTGCGCGCGTCTCGGCGGTTAAGGCCGGCTGAGAAGATGCCCGCCGGCGCAAAGGGCCAGACGCCGAGTAGCTCGAGGTAATTCTGCTCAATGAGCTCGGCCACGTGGGTGACTACCATAATACGCATGTCGGGCCAGCCCTCGACGAGCTGTTGGATGACGGTGGCCATTACCATCGACTTGCCCGTACCGGTAGCGAGGTCGATCAGCGGATTGCCAGCCTCCTCTCCCCAATAGTCGAACAGCGCCGCAACGGCGTCTTCCTGATAGTACCGCAGCCCCATCAAGCAGCCCGCCTTTGCAGACGAGCGACGAGAACGGCCCGGGCACGCTCTTCCTTCTGGCGAACGTTCTCTTTGCTCGTGCCGTTCTCGTCTCCGATGTCGGAAAGCAGTTCGCCGGCCGCGCGACGCAGCACGATGTTTCCGTTCGGGATGCGCTGCAGACGATCAACGACCTCCGCGAGATCGGCGCGAACGAACTGCTCCGGCTGCACACGCAGTTGCGCGCATCTGTTCTCAAGAGGCGCAACGTCATCGCCGACCATGGCATCAATCGAGACTTCAGGCGCGTTGCGCATCTGGCGCCGCTCGCGCTTGCGCATCCCACTCGCCACGCTCTCCATGACGAGTTGCGCCCATGTCCGGAACGTCTCCATTCTGCATGTGCCGGCACGCCGCAGCATGGCAATCATCGATTCCTGCAAAAGATCGTCAGCCTTCTGACGGTCGCGTGTGATTATGCGCGCCTTGCGACGGAGCATAGGAAGGTAGGCGACAAGCGCGGCGTCAAAGCCGGTCGGCCTGTTGTCATTCGCCGGGATCATGGCGGTCTCCTCTGTGGTGTTAGGCGGTGGTGGCGCCGTCGATCCAAATCTCGCCGTTGGCGAGACGGTAGGTGATGGTTTCGGCGTCCTCGTCGACGTCGACCTGCTCGCCCGGCACCATGGCCGGGATCGTCAGGTGCGTCGGGCACGCCTCTTTCTGCTCGTCGAATGAGATCGGCTTGGCCCAACGGGCGCAGGACCAGTGCCCGTCGCCGCCCATCTCTGGCGTCGAATGGATGCAAGACCTGCAGGTGACGCGCGGCCAGGCTTGCTGTTTGCAAACCGGCTTGTGCTTGCAGAACAAGCACTCGAACCATTCCGGATCTTCGCTGATGCGTGAGGGCGGCTCCGGCGAATCGATGATGCGCTCAAGGCGCGCCAGCAGTCGCAGGCAGAACTCGGCGTCGTATTCGATGCGCTCGGCGTAGAGCGTGTCGTCGTCCTTGCAGCTGACAAGGTAAAGGCACCGGGTAAGGCCGAAGGCGTGCATTCCCAGCTGGCACTGACCGTAGTGAAGCGGCTTGGCCTTCTGACAGCCGTCCTTAACGATCAGCTTCATGCCCTTGGCATTGCTCGATTTAAACTCGAGGAGATGTTCGGTCTTCGGCGCCTCGACGACGCCCATGGCCTTGCCGTCGCACTTTCCTCGTACATGGCTGCCGACGAGGCGAATGCGATCCTGCTGGCCGTACACGTCGACGCCGATCCGTTCGAGATCAGCAACGAGGCGGTCTTCCTCGATGTTGCCAGTCTCAAACAGGCGCAGCTGGCGGCCGTGATGCTTTTCCAGTGGGCTAGCCCATCGGAAGGCGTACCACAGCTGGCGGTCACAAGGTGCGTTCGCTTCGCCGACCGAGATGCCGAGGCTGTCCCACGAATTGGCCGCGGCTTCATAGGCAGCGAAGATGGCGCGGACGGTGCTGGATTCAGGGCGTGGAAGTGGGGCCATTATGCCCCACCCCCGAACGCAAACAGCGGCGACGTAGCAAGCGCAGATTGATGGCCGCGCTGATCGCCAGACCTGACGTAAGTCGTCCAGATCTCCTTGCCGTCCCGTGTCACCGGGTGCATCTCGGCGACGCTGTAATCAACGTCGTCGATCTCTTCGGCATCGATGTGGAAGTCATCCTTATCGACTTTCGCCTCGATCATCGCCTCCGCATCTTCCTTAGAAGGAGCCTCGACGACCTCGGTGCTGCGCCCTTGGAACCGGTAGTCAATCAGGAACTTGGCCATGAGCTACACCCGAACCGGCATCAAGACGCCGTCCCAGCCAGCCAAGCCACCGGTGATGACCGCAGCACCGCCACCATCCGAAAGCGCCATCGTGACCTCTCCTGCAGGCAGGACATTGAACAGGTCGCGCACGTACTGGCTGTTGAAGCCGACATAGAAAGGCTCGCCGCTGTATTCCGCGGCAACCTCGTCCTCCGCCTCGCCGGCATCAGATCGAGCCGCCAGGGCGATTGAACCTGGCGCGATGCTCAGCTTAACCGACCGGCCTTTCTCCGACGAGACAGTCACAACGCGTTCGGCCGCCTTCATCATCTCGTCGCGGTTGACGGTGATGATCTTGTCGTTGTCACGCGGGATGACGCGCTGATAGTCTGGGAATGTGCCATCGATCAGATTGGCGGTCAGGCTGATGTCGGCATGCTGGATGCGGATCTTCTCCTGCGAGACCGAAACCGTCACCTCGCCTTTCGGCAGCAGGCCGACGGTCTTGCGCCCCACGATGACGCCGGCGAACTCCGGAACGACCGGGCCACGGTTGCGCGCGAGCCGGTGGCCGTCAGTAGCCACAGCTACCGCCTTGCCGTCGACGACGTGGAAGTAGACGCCCCCGAGATAATAGCGGGTCTCCTCTGTCGAGATGGCGAACGCAACTGGCGCGAACAGGCCGGCAAGGTCGATGTCAAACTCGGCGTCGAATGTGCCCTTGCCGAGGATGTCAGGAAAGTCCGACGCCGGCAGGGTTTCCAGCTTGAACTTGCTTCGGCCCGACTTCACCTCAAGGCGGTTGTCTACCAGTGAGATGGAAATGTCGGCTGCGCTTGCCTTGCGGACGATTTCGCCGAGCAGCTTGGCGCTGACGGTCGTTGTGCCGGCTTTCTGGACATCGGCTTCGGCGCTGGCCGTTGCCTGGATGTCGAGGTCTGTCGCTGTCACCTTGAGAGTGCCACCCTCGGCCTCCAGCAGGATATTGGACAGGATTGGAATGGTGTTTCTGGCTTCGACGACCTTGCCCACGGCGCCGACGACGCGCGCGAGTTCGGTGCGGCTGATATTCAGCTGCATGATGGTCTCCTCTTGTGGTGTAAAGGCGAGCCGATGGTGAGGCGGCCCGCATTAGAGTTAGCGGAGCGCGACCCAGACGAACGCCACGAAGGCGAACGCACCGGCCGCGCTGGCGAAGGCGTCAGGCCAACCCATCACTTGTTGCCCCAGGGCCGGCGCGTGGTGCCCGCAGCTGCGCCACCGGCGGGCTTGCTGGCCGCATTGTCGTTTGCAGCCGTACGCTGCTGTCGGTTGTCGTTTGCCGGAGCCGACCGCTGCGCAGGCTGGTTCGGGTCGATCTCGGCGGCCGGTACATTGCCTTCGTCCGGATAAAAGAAGCGCTTGATCTCGTTGCGCGGCTCGTAGCCCTCGCGCGGTTTCTCGACGCCGACCTTTGCCGTGAACGAGATGAAATGAAGCTCGTCGGAGTCGTTGACCTCGTTGAGGCCGATGGCGCGGCACAGTTTCGCGAGATCGCGCTGGCCGATCTCCTGCGCCGTGGAGTTGGCGTTTTCGAGGTTGATGTTCGCGAAGATCTTCCGACCCTTGAACTCCGACGGCTCGACGACGTCGTAGGTGAGCTTGAGGATGGTTCCGTTGCCCTTAGCCGTCGGCTTCACCTCGGAGGCCGAAACCTCCAGCACATAAGTGCCGTTCGGCAGGTTGCTGCCGCGCTGTTCGGTGTCGTGATCCTGAGCATTAAATCTTTGACCAAGTCCGGCCATGCGTAGTCTCCTTCTGTGGTGAGTTGGTGTTAGGCGTAGTAGCGGAAAGGTCCGCTGCTATAGGGGCTGACGATGCGCTCGCGCTGCACGGTCTCAAGCCAAGCCAGTCGCTTGCCGCGCAAAGTGCGGACGACGACCGGGAACCAGGCGAACCAGCTTTCCTTCTCGACGAACATTAGGCTGCCACTCCCGTAGGCGCCGGAAAGTGCTTCGAGAGTTCGGCGAACCCCTGCCCCTTCTTGTACGGAATGGCATCGGGCATGCTGTACCGGTTCTTGGCATTGAAGCCGGCGCCCTCGTTCAGGTGGACCTGCCGCTCCTTGCCGCCCTCAGCGTGCGCCACCTTCGTCTGTCGCGCGACTTCCTTCTCCTTGATGGACACGCGGTAGTTCATGAAGGCGACGATGTCGGACTTCTCGCGGACCAGCGCATTGGCGCGCTTGTGAAGCTTCGGCTGGTATCGGCTGTAGGGGTCCGTCACCGGGCTGTCGAAGCGAACGATTTCCGGGTGGGCGAGCATGACGACGCAGATCCCGCGCTGCGCCAGAGCCGATACGGCTGCCATGAGCTCGTTCCACTCGGTATCGGCCTCGACGTAGCCCTTACCGAATCCGGCCTCTTCGATGGTCGCGACGCCGATGCGCTGGCACGTGGCGCGCCAGACGAGTGGCTCGAGGCCGTCGAGGCTGTCCAGGATGACGGTCTTGCGGTCGTGCTCCTCTGTGAGCAGTTCGCCGAAGATGTCGAGCAGTTCGTCGAAGCTCTCGATCGTGCCGGGCGTAACGAGCTCGACGTCTGACGGCGGCCGCTCGCCTTCGGTGGCGAGATAGACCGCGTCAGGGAACTCAGCGGCAAGGCTTGTCTTGCCGATGCCGTCGACGCCGTAGAGCAGGATGACCGGAGGGTCGGCTCTCTTCGTCGATTTCAGGGATGATAGGCTGATAGCCATGCAGTCTCCTCTTGTGGTGGGTGGTGGTTGCGGCTGGTGGTGAGCCAGCCGCAGTGGGCTAGATGAACTGCCCGATGATGACGCCGACGATCAGCGCGCCGGTGGCGTAGACCCATCCCCAGAGCCGCGACGGCCGCTCAGGGATGTCAGGTGCGACGTGGATGATGGGCGCGTCAATCGGGGTGTAGTCGAGCGGCGTGCCAGTCGTGGCGTAGGTTCCCCATGGGGATTTGGTCATCAGAACACCCCCAGCCACAGGCCAACGCCGTGAACAACGCCGACCGGTGCGACGATGCAGCCGAAGGCAAGGAGAATCCACGCGCCGGCCTTGATGCAGGCGACAACATGGGTGACCCACGCTGCAGCGGCCGCGATAAATCCGGCCACCACTAGTGCCAGAGCCACAAGCCCGGCGCACACTCCCGCAGCGTCACTTGTCATGCCGCCGCCCTCACCTGCTCTGCGCGCCAGCGAGCGCGAGCCGCGCTGTGCATGAAGAGGTAAGGCCGGCTCTCGCTGACCTTGGCGTTGGTGGTCTCACGGAGCGCCCGCTTGCGCTGGCCGCGCGTCAGTCCCTGCGCATCGCGGCGCGGTTCCTTCTTTGGGTCGCGCCAGCCTTTGCCGCCAGCGAGCCGCTCCATCAGCGTCAGGCGGCGGACGTGGTGCTCAAGGCTGGTCGACGGCATGCCGAGCTTGCTGTCGTTCTCGTGCTCCTTATCGAGCACCTTCTGGAATGCTGTGGACATAGGTCTCCTCTCGCCGTGCCGGTGAGGCGCACGGCTGTTGCTGTGGTGATGGTGGTGGTGTGGTTAGGCGGCCTTATCGATGAAGGTCTCGACGGCCTTCTTTGCCGACAGTAGATCAAGGCTGGCGAAGTCGCGCAGGGCCTTGACGGCGCCGATCTTGTTGCCGTTGGCGGCAAGGTTCTGCCACTCGTGGGCGTAGATCTGCCCTTCGCTGACGGTCTGCGTCAGGACGAAGACGCCGAACTTCTGGCCCTTATAGACCTGCGCCAGGCGGGTGGCCTCCTCGCTCGCCTCGCCTTCGCACGCATGGACGCGCGGGTAGCGTGAGGGCTTCGGCTGACCGTCTTCGATCAGGCAGACGATGGCGGGCGATGCCGGAGCATGGTCGAAGTAATCCGGGAAATATCCGCCGTTCATCTGGCCATTCGAGAGGTCGTCATGGTTCCAGATGACATCGACGAAACTATCGAACATTCCCTTCGGCCCGACTGTTCCGGTAGCGCCGACCAGTGCAGATCCGTGGAACGACCTAGCCAGGAAGAGCCTATCACCGACCTTGAATCTCGGCTTGGCTGCCGACTCCGCGTTGTCGTTGCTGGCCCTGGCAGGCTGCTCGTCGACCCATTCGGCGACGAGGTCGTTTTTTCGGTCAGTACCGCCAGACGTGCCATCATCCTTGAACAGCCAGAGTTCGCGAAGCGACTTCCAGTCGCCGTTCGGCCATTCCGAGACCTTCGAAGGCCCGACCCTCCGACCGTCACGCGTCTTGTAGAACTTGCCGGCTTCGATGGTGAGGGTGGTGGACGCAGCAGTGACAAGGCGCCACTTGCCATGGTTGACCGCGTAGAGCGGATATTCACAACCATGGTTGCTGCGGATCATTGACGCCGCGCTGACTTCATACGGCTTGCCGTCCGTGAAAAAGTCGCCACTCCAATTCGTTGGCGTGACCACGTCACCCGGCACAGCCGAATTGATCGTCCATGCCGCCGCTTGAACTTCCGCCGCGACGGGTGCGGCCTCGGTGACGAGGAGAGGTTCGAGGTCTTTGACGTAAGCGGAAGGGTTGAACGTGATACCGCCTGAGTTCACATCGAGTTTGACATCAACCTCCTCCGGATTCCAATAGACCTTCGCGACCGTAGCGGCCTCTCCCGCAGCACCATACCGAGCCCCACCCGCGGTGCTATCGCGAAGAAACCGCACTCGTTCGCCGACCTTCGGCCGCCAGGCTTCGAAGCGATGCTCGTACATTACCGCCGACTTTCCGGCGAGCCTTACCATGTTGCCGGCGTAGGTCTCCTCCACAAGGCCGGTCTCGCCATTTGCGTAGCGCGATGGCGCTCCGGTGTTGTCGATAACCCGAACTCTATCGCCTACCTTAAACTTACCCATAATCACGCCCTCCCCTGCGGCTTGGCGCCGCGCAAATAGTTTTCGAAATTGATGATGACGGCCGTAGGCGGCTCTTCCGCTTTTGCCGGCGGATCGGCGCGCTCGGCATGGCGGAGCGTGACAGCGAAGAAAGGCCGGACCTCGAGGCTGCCGGCGAGCTGGACGTTCACGTAGCGCCCGAAGTCGCTGTTGCTGACGACGATGCCGATGATATCGGTATTCAGCTTGGATTCGACCCAGTCGCCCTCGTCGAAGTAGGTGCAGTCGCACTGGTTGTCGTCGATGGTGCTCATGCCGCCACCGCCATTTCCGGCAGGCGATTGTCGTTCGCCGCAACGCGGGTCTCCAGGCAACGAAGGCGCGGGAGAGTGACTGGCATCATGCCCGAGGTCGTCGAGCAGCCGCCATTGTGGGCGGTCATGACCGTGATGCGGTCGGGATGCTCGGCCCGGGCCGGGCGGGCCGGTTTGCGGCCGTTGAATGCGTCGATGACGGTTTTCTTACCGCATCCGTAGAAGTCTGCGAGTGTCTGATAGCTTGCGCCGCTGCGCTTCATTTCACGAAGCACGTCAAGTGCCTCGGCCGTGATGGCTCTGGGTCTCATTTAGTCTCCTCTTTATTCCCCGGTGGTGTCAGGGTGGCATAGGGGTGATGGTTACATTGGGTGGGCGCAAGTGCGCTTTTCACCAAAGTTGACAATCAACAGACACGCATCTATCTCTAAGACGTGGCCATGTTCTCGCATGGTCTCCTCTTAGACTGAGGGAGGGTGTGGTGCCTGTTGATCTCAGTCGAAACCGGGGCGTGCCAACGAGTGGTGTCGGGCTGAGCGCCCCGTTTTCAATTTCAGCGGAGGCTCATAGAAAGAGGCTCCTACAAAAAGAAAAAGCCCGCATGATGCGGGCTCTGTGTTCACGGTGGCTGGCCTTCCGGAGGCACTCTTCTGCGACCTCCATGCTGCTCGACTGCTCTTCTGCCTGAAAATTCCTTAGTCAAATCTGCCTCCTATGCGCTTGGCCGCTCTTGTGGTTCTACCCGCTTGGGATCGGGCGCCATGTTGGCTCTTCTTGGTGGTCCGCGTTCCCGTGGACCTGCGTTTCTGAAATAGTTCTGGAGCTTCGCTCTTCTTCTTGCGGTAAAGTCGTTGGTGTTGTTCGCCATGTTTTGTCTCCTAGAAGGCCCCCGCCATCTGGTGACAAACAAAACGTATGCGATACGCACACTGACGTCAATAAGAAAAGTTGCGGCACGCACCTTATTTTTATGATACGCATCGCACACCGTAAGGAGAAGAACCCGTGGACAAAGAAAAATTAAAAGAAATCAAGGCGGGCCGACTGCGCGATGCGCGGATCAACGCAGGCTTTAAGACGCTGCCGGACGCTGTGCGGCACTTCAAATGGAATGAAAACACGTACAAGCCGCACGAAACTGGATCGCGCGCCTTCGATGAAATCACCGCTGTATCGTACGCCCTGGCATTCAAGGTGCCGCTCGAGCGCTTGCTGGCGCTTGATGTACTTGAGCCGAAGATGCGCGACAGGTCTCCCGACTCGGATGACGCCATAGATCTGGCGCCTCAACCTCTCGCCATCCATGGCGAAGCGGCTGGAGGCCTTTGGCGCGAAGGCGTCGACACCCCGCTAGACGACAGCACGAACGTTCCTGCCAATCCCGACTACCCGGCGAGCATCCAGTATGCGCGCAAGGTTGTTGGCACGAGCGTGAGCCGGCGCATTCCAGACGGCGAGTATGCCGTGATCCTTCATTACGATCGCTCGCCTGTCCAGCTAAGGCCCGGCCTCCTCGTCGATGTAGAGCGAGTTCGGGCTGGCCTGCGCGAACATACAATCAAGGTTTATGCCGACGGCGAGCGACTCATGACGGATAGTGCTGAACTCGACGAACAGGTGGAGCTCGACATGGCACATACTGACGAGGACACAACGGTGCGAATCGTAGGCATCGTGGTCGGAAAGTACAGCCCGCTGATTTAGAAAGTTGCGATACGCACCTTACTTTCGTTGACAGGGTGCGTATCGCATCGTATGGTTTCCTCACTCGCCGCACCACAGCGAGCTAAAAGAGGAGACCATCATGAGACCCGCACTCAATATCGACTTCGACCACGACTACATTCCGACCAACGCCGCCGGCTCCGCTGAGCCGATGCAGCGGCCCGATCACAAATCCAAGCGTCACCCTCGCCCGCGCCGGAATGAAAAGGTCGGCGGCGGGCATTTCGTTTTCCGGCGTGGCGGCCGCACCGGTCGCATCAAGACCGGTCACATTGTGCACGGCGCCCTTCCCTTCGAGCATCGCGACATCGACTCGGCCCGCACTGAGGCGGAACGCCTGCAGAAGCTGCACGGCGGCCGCTATGACGTGTTCTCGACTTCGGCCATCGTCAACGGAGAAGCGGCGTGAGCGGCCCGCGCCGCATTCACCTGACGCCAATCCATGAGCACATTGCAGAGACACAAAGCGCGCTCCAGCACGCAGTGTTCTTCGTCGTCCTCGTGATGCTGACCGCAGGCGTCGCCTATCAGGCATTCCACATCGATCGCCAGATGGCGGTCGAGGCTCGGGTTTAACGAAAAAGGAGGCTGTTATGGCCGATACTAATACAAATTACTTCGTGTATGCCATAGGCATCGACGGTCAATACGGCGGTCTCGAACTTGCGATAAAGATCGGCGTAGCGAAAAACCCGCAACTGCGCCTTGATCAACTGCAGACCGGCGCGCCGGTTAACCTGATCCTTTTGAAGGCATGGCATTTCGATACCGAGGCACAGGCCAGAGGCTTTGAGAAATCGTGCCACAAACACTTCCGAGATCGAAATATCAAGCTTGAGTGGTTCCTCGTGTCCTTGGAGGATATCGACGAGCACGTTGGCTTCTTTGACGCGGCTAACAGGTCACGAGACGAATTCGACGAAGTTGTTACGGCTCTCGGGAATCTAAAGGCGTCGGATGCAATGAGGGCAGCTGAGAGGCGAGCCGTCGATCGCAAAATTGAGAGGCAAGTCGAACGCATGAAAGCTCGCGCTTCAGTGGATGTGCCGCAACATGACTTCCTCAACACTAAAGAAGCTGCGGCCTATATTCGCAAATCCGTCAGTTGGCTCAATAAAAGCCGCATGACCGGCACGGGACCAGCCTTCGTTCGAAACGGCGGAACTGTTCTGTACGTGAAAGTCGACCTCGACAGCTGGCTCTTCGGAAGCAAGCGTACAGCAATCTACGACTTCAATAATCAGCCAGCCTGACCAACACGGCCTATGCCCGCCACCAACGGGCAGACCACCACCAACCACCACCACACCACAGAAGGAGACCACACCATGCGCCAACAGGACGCCAGAAGACTTGCTGCCGATTTCCATGCGGACTTCGTGCCGACGCGCAGCCAAGACAACCTTGAGGTCATTGCGAACCTCACCGCCGAGACGAATACACCGAAGGTGATGGCCGCAGTCGCAGGCTGGCACGAGCGCCGGCGCAATCGTCGCAGCATGGCCATCGCGACCGCGCTGCGCCAGGTCAGCGGAACCAAACCTCGGCCGGCAAATGACAACCGCCGGCCTCAGCGCCAGAGGGCGGCATGAACGATACCACGAACAAAGGGGCGGCTTCTGCCGCCCTCATCCCAGCGCAGCGAGGCACGCGCAGCATGAGCAAGATCCCTGCGAACGACAACACGCCCCTGGCGGATCCGTTGGGGCACCTGCCGATGTTCGCCACCGACCAACAGCTGGCCGTTGCGATCGTCGGCAGAACCAGGTCAGCGATGTGGGTGAAGACAGTCATTCCGCAGCTCGAGCGAAAAGGCTTCCCGCGGATCGACCCTCTGCACGACGGCAGACCGGTCCCGCTGGTGAAGAAGTTCTATGATGGGTATTTTGGGATCACGGCAGGCTTCTCGGCCGCCGCTCCAGATGGAGAGGAAAGGTTAGGCGAATGGAAGAAATCACGGCGCCGGGCCTGAAGTGGATCAAGCGGCGAGCCAGCAAGACGCCGGTATGGGTCGCTTCGGCCAAGGACTATGAGCCTCGGACAGTCAACCTTTCGCACTTGCGCGACGAGCCTGAGCAGCTTCTCGCCAAGTGCGCACTGTTGCAGGCTGAACTCAATGCATGGAAGGCTGGCTTGCGGGAGCGTGACCTGTCATTTGATGGAACGCTCAAGTCTCTGCTGCTGAAGTACCATACCGAGGAGGACAGCCCTTACTTCGCTCTTCGGCCCGGTTCTCAGTACCCATATGACTACTACCTGAATCGCCTCGTCTATGAGATCGGCGACCGGCACATCGACAAGATAACCGGCGTCGACCTGAAGCGCTGGCATGACGCATGGTCGGAGGGTGGCGAGAAGCTTGCCGCATCGAAGATGATGCGTGCCGTCCTCGACGCTGCTGTCTCCTACGGCATCATGTGCCGCATCACGCCTTGCCTTGAACTGCGCGAGACACTGAAAGCCGCGAGCCGCAAGCTTCCACGGCCGCGCCGCCGTGAGAGCATCATCACTGCCGACCAGGTTATTGCCCTTCGTGCCAATGCCCATGCCGACGGGCGCCCGTCGTGCGCCCTTGCCTACGCGCTCGTCTTCGAGACCACGCTCCGGCTTTGGGACGTGATTGGTCAGTGGGTTCCGCTTAACGCAAAGGGCATTAGCACGGTCGTCAGCGAACGGATGCAGAAGAAGTGGTTCGGCCTCAAGTGGGAAGACATCGACGAGGATCTCGTTCTCCGATACGTCCCATCCAAGACGTCGATGAAGACCGGCCTTGCCGTCACCTTCCCGCTCAGCCGAGCGCCAATGGTGATGGAGGAATTGGAGCACTGGCCAGCCGAGAGCCGCGTCGGCCCGGTCATCCTGTTCGCAGGAACAGGTGAGCCCTACAGTGGCAATTGGTTTGAAGCGAAGTGGCGAATCGATCGCAAGGCCGCTGGCCTTTCGAGCAAGATCTGGGCTCGCGACCTCCGAGCCAGCGGGATCACCGAGGGCCGCGCCGCCGGCATCAGCACGGACGACGCCGCCAAGGTAGCCGGGCACGCCTCAACAAAAACAACTTCCGATGTGTATGACCGTGCAGCACTGGAAGCAGCGGAACGCTTTGCCGACGCGCGTTCGAACAAACGAAAAACAAGTTCGTAACGCGCGCAGTAACGCGCCATAACGCTTGTCAACGAAAACAATCGGTTAGACCCGAGAATGCTTAACCGATTGTTAATACCAAGCGTCCAAAAACACGCAGCCGCGAGAATGAACCGAAGCAGAGCGACAAGAAAAAAACGGACCTGAAGATCACCCACCAGAAAGACACCACCACAAACAAACGCATAAAAGCCATAATCCCCAACTCAGAGACGACCTCCCGCCCCATCACACCCACAACGCACCAGAGCAACGAAAACCAGGACACCCCGAAGCAAACAAAAGACGCCGGCCAAACATCCGCGCAGCAGACCAGCGGCCGAATCGCCAAGGCCATCGAGAACCCAGGACAAAAGCGTCGCCCGCCAAACCGCGACAAACGCGGAAACGAAGGCCAAGGCCCAGGCATCCCCCCCAAAACCGAAGGCGAAGGCCAACACGACACCAAGAAACCCCCCCAGCACCCGCCGAACGCCCAGACCCCAACGCCAGGCATCAACAAAGGCGAACAGCACACCCATACAAGGAACCGCCAACACGAACAGCCCGCGGACAAAGAGCTCCACGCAAACTCCGAAGCCGTGCCCCGGTCAGCTGTCGACACCGCAGCCCTAGCCACCACCCGACGGCCCAAACACAAGGACGGCCCGAACCCGATCAGCACAGGCGGACGCCCCACGCGCGGCACAAAGAGAGGCCACCCGAAGCGCACCCCCGAACCAAAAAAGAACCCCAGCGGAGAGCAGAACGCGCCAAACAGGACGAAAGCAACAGAAGGCAGAAGAACGAACCACCCGAGCCAGAAAGACAACCCAACACCGCGGCCACAAAACCCACAGAAGAGAAACGCGACAACGACGCCCAACATGAAGAAACCCCCATCAAAAACGAAACCGACCTGACATTGGCCCACGCGAAACGAAAGACGCCACAAACCACCAAGCACATCGACCCCCCAAGCCATCACCCCAACCCAGACCGCACCAACAACCCAACCACCGCCACGAACAAGACCACCCCGCAAGAAGCGCGCGCCAAGACAAAAACCGCACCCCCCCACCAACCAGCCGAGAAGGCACGCACCAAAAAGCAACCCCGGCAGAAAAGCGACAAGATCGCGCCGCCGAACCGCAAGAGCGACACCCCCCCCGACGAGAAGAAGCACCCGACAACAAAAAACAGCCAACCCAAGGCCAAAATCGACAAAACCCACGCCCCCCACACAGAAATCCACAACCAGCCACCCAAGCAGGACAACCACAACTCCGAAACCAACGCCGCCATCGAAGCCCCGGAAGACACCCCCGGCAACAAAGAGCACGACATCGACAACAGAAACAAGCCAATCGACGCCTCAACCACCCAAAGCAACAACACCAGAACAGAAAGCGCCACCCCCAACACCAAGAGCGAGAACCCGAACTGCCCCACCAGCGACCGCCGCGACGAACACGAGCAACTGACACCCGACCCAAAGAAGCCGACGACCCGCGCCAAAGAGGCCGAAACACGGCCGGACCAGCAAAAGCACAAGCCGAGCCCCCGCAACGAGAACCGAACGAACGAGATCCAGCCCCGAACCGACAAAGAAACAGCAATCAACAGCCACCACCAACACAACAACCGCCTCCGCGAAAAAGTAAAAGACCGCCAAACAACGAAAGCGGCACCACCGGGACCAAACCACGACAAAGCAGCCAAGCCCAACACGCATCCACTCAAGACAACGACAAAGCCCAACGAGAGCCAGCCAAACCCAAAGACCGCCGCACAAAGCAGCACCAGCCGCCCAAATACAAAGCAACATCCAACCCAGACACACAACCAGACGACCCCCCCGGCCGAGCCGCGCCTCAACACCAACCGCAACAGCAAGAACGAAAAGCGCCGACACGAAACGCCAAACACAGCCCACACAACGCGGGCAATGACGGCCAGCACCAAACCCAAGGACTCCCCCATGAAGCACATGCTGACCGGAAAAACCCAACCCGCCGCGCACAACAGCCCCGCTGCAAGGCCCAAGAACCGCCCCGCGTAAACGCCAGAAGCCACCAACACGAAGCCGGCCCCCAGCCAAACGTCAGACACGACACCCACCACCCCAAATCCGCTACACACCGAGCCAACCAGCCCTCCCGGAACTCAGACGCGCGACACAGCGCAACCGCGCAAACACCCCCATAGAAACCAAAGACAAAAACAACCCAGGCACACCGAGCCAAACGCCGCACGACACAAGCCCCAGCCTCGGCGACGCGACCACAAGGCCGAGAGCCGCAACGCAGAACAGCGACAGGCCACAAATCACAAAGCCCCCGAACGCCAACGCGACAACCACCGAAGCCAACCAACCGCCCAGCGCAAAAACCACCAGCAACAACGAACCCACGAACACACGAAGCGCCTGACCATACAACAAGTCCCACCAGCGCGCCACCACCAGAAAGCCAGCGACACCAAAGCCGGCGGCAATCCGGAAGAACAACCCCACACCGCCCGCAATGAAAATGCCGACCCACGCGGCGACCACACCAGCACCAGCAACCACTCCGACAACCTACGCCGCAGAGGGAGACCCCACACACAGGAAGACGGCAAGAATCCCCAGATCCACAAGAAAGCCCACCAGACCGGCCACCACCGCACGGGCCGCAACATACACCGCCACATAAACGGAAAACGCCCCAAGGACGGCAACCACACCGACAAGCCCCGGCACGAGGACAAGAACGGCAACGGAAAGGAAAACCGACCCCAACCCGGGGGCCACCACAACCACGCAAACGACAAAACCCCCCACCACGAGGAAGCCGCCACGGCGACCAACGAAACCCCGAGCACCAACAGACCGCAACCCAGCGAGACGAGAACCAGCCGCACGCCCAACAACGAGAGGCGCCACCACGGCGGCCGACCGAACAACAAGGCGGCCAACAGCCCACCCACCGAAACAACCAACACAAAAAACGCGCGCACCACAT